ATAAATTAAATTTAAGATACTGCTTGTTGTTCTTCTTGTAATTGTTCTTGACCTTGTGCTTGTTCTTCAGCTACAGCCTCTTCTTGTGCAGCTGGTTCTTCAGCTTTTTTTCTAGGAACACCTATTGGCATTTCATCGTTTATTTCTTTTTCTAAAAACCATTTAGTATAATCTTCTTTAAATCTTTTCTTTTCATTATCTCTTAGTGCTTTAGATGGTTTTAAATAATGATCTGTAACCTCTGCTAAAATATTATTATTAAAAGCAATAGCAGGATCAGAAGACTCTTGCATTTCTAAAATACCATTTGATATTTTTTCCATTTCTAATTTAAAAACACCATTAGAACCAATAGCTTCTTTGTCTATACCTACAAAGTCTTGAACCAAGCCTCCGTTTAATGGTTTTTCATAAAGATCTAAGCTACCATCTTCTTTTGTTTTTTGATATGTTTGTGTTACGCCTCCAGTTAATACAACTTCTTCTCCACCCATTTTCTCTTGTTCAAATATCTCTGGATTAGATTTTTTAAAACCATTATTTTTATCATTAACATCGGGTATACTAACGAATATATCTTGTGTTTCAGAAAGTTTATTTAATTTATTAATATAAATTCTTTCTACAAATTTACCTTCTTTATCGTAAATATCCCACGCAAGTTTTCTAATATCGTTGTCTTTTGCTATAACCTGTACAACACCTGGAAGATCTTCGTTTATTATATTAATAGCTTTATATCTACTATATGGTGTACCCATTATATCTAAACCACCTTGTATACCAGATTTCATTACAGCTTCCATCCAAACCTCAGCATTAGAAGCTAAGTTTTCTAAACCCTCTCTTACAACCTCCACGCTGTTAGCGATGTCTTCTGCATATTGTCTATCTGCACTAGGGTTTTTACTAGTTCCATTATCCAATGCTAATTGAATATCAGCATATATTTTTACAAAAGGATAATATAGCTCATTATAATTAACAGGAGGAACAATGCTTTCCTCATAACCTAATTGATATGACATAGTAGACTGTAACTCTTCAACTTCATATTGACAGTCTTTTATTAATCTTTCGTTTTCTAATAGTTTTTCTTTTAATGCCATAATTTATAATTTACATGCCTAATGATTTTAGTATACCACCTAGAGCTCCTTGTTCCGCTTGATTTACCATTTGTTCTGTTTGCCACTCTCTATCACTAGCTGCATTTCTTTGACGTCTTAAATCATTTAATTTGTCTTGATCTCTTCTTTCTTGAGCTTCAAATTGATAAGATAAACCTTTTGCTTCAGCTGTTTGCATTCTTCTTCCTTCACCTATTTGTACGCCTTGTACTCTAGCTTGTTCAGCATTTTGTAACCTTTCTAACTGTTGTTGGCCTGAAGCTTTCATTTTCTCATTAGCAACTTCTTGTTTTTCTATACCAGCAGCAATACCTTTTTTACTTTTTAAAGCGGCTTGTGCTAAAGCTGTTGCACCACCTGCACCCGCGCCTGTAGCTCTTATAGTGTCTAATGTGTTTGCTAAAGCAATATCAGCTTCTTCAGCCTGCATTTTAGCAGCTCCTGTAGCTACACTTAAATTAGCAAATGGATTTGAAAGATTACCACTAAGATCTTTAGCTAATGAACTTAAATCTTTAGCGTTAGCATAAGGATTTATAACTGGTTGCCTGTTGTTTTCTATAGTTTTTATGCCACTAGTTGCAATTCTTTTTTCTTGTACAGCTTTTCTTCTTAATCTTCTAGCGTCTCTTTTAGCTTTGTTACCACCTAATATAGCACCAAGCAAAGACCCATAGACAAGATCAGGATTAGAATTTAATAGTATGTTTAATATTTCTTCCATTTGTTTTAGTATGATGATTCTACAGTATCAGATGACACTGAAAATAATTCTTTTTTATTTGTATAATAATTAGTATCTGAACTAACTGTAGTATTCCAATCTATTTTCATTTTAACAGTAGACCAAAAACCTTTTATACCAGAAACTTCTGGGCCAAATAAAACTTCACCATTAGTTGCTGAAGAGTTATTTATTAAATTAGCAAAAAATTTGTTTTCTTTCTTTTTAAATGAGTTAGACCAAAATTGTGTTTCAAGATCAGCTAAATTATTTTTAAATTCATATTTAGTTATAGGCAACGTTTGATCACTAGAGCTAGCAATCATAGAACCAAGTTCCCAACCATTATTACCCTCGTAGTTTAAAGTTTTAAAGTTTTTAACAACAGATGGTTGTGTATTTAGCACTAAAGTTACATAAGAATCTTGTGCTACAGGAGTTCCATTTGAATCAACCTCGTTGTAAAAATATGAATATTTATCTCCTGAATGATGTCTCCATAAATCACCATCATTAAAAGTATAAAAATCACTATTTAAACTAACCATATAGGTGGGTTTATAACTAAAGAAACTTGTCCAACCTCTAACGTCTTCGTCATAAGAAGTTGTAATGTATGATGAATTTACTGTGCTTTGTATAGAAACTACATAATTTTTAGTGTGTATATCCCATCCTCCAACAACTCTAATACCACTTTTAGTTAGTTCATCTCTAAAAAAATCATGCATACCGTAGCTAGATATTTCAGTTATACCGTCCATAGATAATCTACACACACAATTTCTTTTTCTATCTGTAAAATATTTTCTGTAACCATAAACAGCAAAACTATAAGGATCTTCAGATATACCATATTCTCCTGCATAAGCAACAACCTGTCCTATAACTAATCTACCAGACGTTGTTAACGCTGATCCTTCAGCCGTATATATTGCATCTTTATCTATTAAAGCTTTACTTACTTTATCCTCTTGAAATATAATTAAGTTAGTATCTTCAGCATAAAGTCTTTGTATAGAACCGTTGGCTGGATCTAGTGATCTAGTTATGCTTTCACCTACTGAAAATTGATTTGTATCGTTTACCCCAGTTCTTGAATTAAATATACCAGAATATATAAGTGAACTAATTCTATGTTGTTGTGCAAATGTGTCTTCTACTAAATAAGCTTTAACACCATAATCTGTAGATACATTGTTGTAACCTCCTCGTATTCTAGCTTCTTCTATATACCAATCATTTGCTGGAGCGCTAGGATAATTAGGTTCCGCTGGTGGAATATTATCGAAATTAATTATTGGACCAAAAGAAATAGTAGGTGTTCCTGTTACAGCTGGATTAGGTGCTGCACCAGCGACAAAAGATGTACCACTAATTTTTGATACCACATAACTAGAATAATTTATTGTGTCACCAGATCCGCTAGTATATGTAAAAGTAACTTCTTGTCCTATATTCATTTGAGTATCTGAAAGAGAAGATCCTATTACAAAAGTAGTTCCTGTGTTAGAAACATAAGCACTTGACGAGCCAGAAGCAACATCTGTAATACTCTTGATTTTTTTTAACCAGAATGTGTTAAAGTAGTTTACTTCAATTGTTGCTGCCATAATTTATTATCACTTATTTTTAAACATTATTACTATGATATAGATCTTGGATAACCATAGAAAGTACTACAAGCTTGTACAAAGTTTTGCGACCAAGGGTTTGGTTCGTAAACTTTAGCGGTCGTAGCTACAAATCTTGATGAAAAGAAAAATCTTGTTGTTCCTGAATCAGTTCCATGATAAGGTGATGAGCCGTGTGTTATAAAAGCTCTATAATTACTTACACCACCTCCTGCGTCAGCAAATGAAATAGTAGATGTAAGAGCACTAGTGCTATAAAATTGAGTTACATATTTACCATAAGGAACATGAGAATATCCATATGTCGTACTACTGATAACAGAAGGACAAAAGAAACTATTACCTCCATCCGCTGATGTACCAATTTTATATTGATATGATTGAACAACACCTGAATTAGAAGGGTTTACTGTTGGAGCAAAATCAACACCATTTTCTATTACACAAGTACTATAGTACAGATCATTAGAGTTAACCCAAACAGCTAAAGAATTTAATTGAGCTGGAGCTATAGTGTTTTTAGCATCATTAGCAACAACTAAATATTCTCCAACTTGATTATAAGCTAAAACAAATTGTTTGTAATATGTACCAACTCCTCCTGCACCAGCTGATGCGTCTGTTTCTAAAAGCATTTTTAAACCTTTTCCACCATTAGCTGTATTATCTAAAATAGTGTTATTTAAGTCAGCAATAGATGCCCAACTAGAACTACTATTTGTTCTATGATATACTTCCCAGTATACCTCGCCTTCAAGTCCACTAGAAGGAAGATTTGCAGTCCATGTCATATTTGCATTTAACGATAAGGATAAAGTTCCTTTTGATAAAGCACTACCCAATTTAAACATTGTGTTTGTTTCAGATGCATCACCAGTTTGTGCTGTACTAGGAACAACACCAGTAGGTAAATCAGTTAAAGCATATCCACTAGCAGGGCTACTGCTTGTAAAAGTGCCATCTGCTACATAAAATATACCTGAAATACCATATTGAGCATTGTACTTTGTTCGTAAAGCTTGTTGTGAGGCAGCTGGTGACAACATGTCAATAGGACCAGTTTGACAACCAGATCTTATAGTTGTATTAGCTTGTATTGGCCCTATGTTTATTATTTGATTTTTATTAGGACTGCTTTTACTTCCTGTGCCAGCTTGATTGTTGCTATCAAACGCATCTTGAACTTTTAAAACTAAAGTGTGAGAACCCGAAGGCGCATTGTTTGTTGGTGTTTGAGAAATAAAACCACCAGTTTTGCCATTTGCGGTACGTGGTTCTATTTGGAAAGCTGGATTACCATTAGTACCTGTAGGGTTTCCAGAGACAATAGACCAATGCAAGTCCGTTTGGTTTTGCAATGCATCAGCGCTCCCATTAACAGCTGTAGTATTTTGACCAGGCATAGGATTACCACCCTCATCCACCGTTATACTTATTGTTGGTAAAGTACTTTGAGTAAACGATGGTGCTACATTTTCTAATTTAACACTTGAAATTGTTAAGGTTGGGGTTGCACCTGTTGCTAAAGTATTTGATGTAACTAATATTTTTATAAAAAAACTATAAATATCTTTTGAATCACTATCATTTACAAAAGTAGCTAATTTTTTTAGTTTTATTGTGTATGATCTTGTTGTGCCATCTTGTATTATGTCAAACAAACTATTTGCACTACCTAATTGAATTTGTAGATTACCTGTTCTAACGGAAGTATAATATGCACTAATTATTTCTGTTGGATATGAACCATTAAATACTACACCTTCACTTGATACTGGCCAAAAAGGATCAGTTAAAGCGTGGCCAGCGGTATCGCTTTCTAAAAACTGAAAATTGTCAGCTGTAAAAGCAACTGGCTCGTCAGATCCAGTTCTAACATCTGCGTTTAAATCTGCAATTAAACCTGCTGTGTTTGTTTCCCAGAATATATCTAAAAGAGAATCAACAGGATCAGTTTCATATATTGATAAAAAAGGTCTCATTGCGTTTGTTAATGAACCTATTGTTTTTGATGTTGATAATCTAGCTATTAAAGGTTTACTATCTATTTGATATAAATTATCTTGACCACCAGGTGGATTACTTACATTTGGTACAGATGTAGACAAATTATCATAATTCATATTTGAATCATCAGATGTAGCTATACTTACTGCTGTATCTGTTAATATACCTGGGAAAAATTGTATATTTGTAGTAGCAGAATTGTTTTCAACCCTACCGTGTAATTGTACTGAACTCCTAAATTGTCTTTGTTGATCTGAAACTTCGTTTAAATCTCTAGGAACTTTATTTATATTATCATTTATTAAAACAATGTTAGCTGTTTTATTATCTTCATTTTGAGGAAAAGCAATACCACCTGATTTTATAGCAGGATAACCATTTAATATACCTGGTAAATATACATTATAATATTCCTGCTCTGTTTGCTTTAAAACAACTTTATATGAATACCAACCTATAGGATTTATATTATATGCAAATTTTATATCAGCTGCTGTTCCAAGTGTGGTATTATTTGAATAACTAGAATTAACTCTACCATCTGTAGGCACAGTGTATCTAGGTGGAGTAGCACCATCGTTTGTTACAGTGCCAACTTTAACATAATCTATATATTCACCTCTTAAATAATCTCCCTGTACTGGAACCGTTACATTAGATGGTGTATTAGAATTATCAAGAGTGAATTGATATTGTGTGTCTGAAATAGCTGTTGGAGCACTTGTTATTGCAAAACCAGTAACATTAGTAGGTATAGCATATAAACCAGGTCTACCCTCTGTAAAATCAGGATACTCATTAGATGTGCTTGTTATAGCTTGAGTAACAGAAACTTGTAACGTATCACCTAACCAAGCTTTTATATTAGATGAAACACTGTTATAAGCAGAAAACAGTGTAGAACCTAAGTTAGGTTGTGATGTTCTTACAGATGATAAAATAACAGGTGATGTTCTACCATATTTATCAGAAAGAACAAAACCTACTTGATAATTTCTATTTTGTTTTAATGAGTGATTAGGATATTCTACCCAGCTAGTAGACGATTTTCCACCTTTATCACCAACCTGCACATCATATTCTATTGATCCAGGTGCGGTGTATGCATTTCTAAAATTACCATAAATAATTCTATTACCAGCGGTTTCTTGACTTAATGCTCTAACAGGTACAACGTCATAAACTCTAGTCGTTTGATCAGAAGGTAAAGTTTTATATGGTTTTCTAGACTGATAGTTATAACTAAAAATATTATCAACAGTGTCAGGTTGTATACTGCTTAGATTTAAGTTTTCTAACACCTTTATTGACGTGCCGTCAGACTCTTTATATAAAATATCTATTGAAGATATTTTAAAGTCACTATTTAATTGATTGAAAAGACAAGGTAAAGTAATTAACAATTCTACATTGTTAACATTGTTTTCCATCCAACCTAGTATAGTGCTTCTATAAGCATCATCTTCGTCACCATTAATAAAATAACCTTTTTGTTTAGGTATATATGCAATTTGTGTAAATGGTGCCATTAAAGAATATTCACCATCATCAAATCTATATCTATAACTAAATCTTACAAATTTACTTTCTAAGTAATCAGGATCTCCAGGCCAAGTAGTATCTGAAGATTTATTAGTCATGGTAGATATAAGAAATGTAAATATATCACCAGCTACAGGAGCTGTAATAGGGCTAGATAAAGTTACTGTTGTTATTTCGTTGGGTGAAGAACCACTTTCTATAGCACTTACAACTGTTACGTAATCATAACTAGCTACCTTTACTGTTCCAGTAGAGCTAGTACTCATAACAGACATTCCTGCTAATATATTAATATTTTTGCTGACAACAAATGTAGTTGTAGTTGGTGCTGGACTAGCTACTACAACTCCGGTAGCTTTTTTAAACATTTTAATTGGCAAATAAGGGTTGTATTTAGCAACACTTAATTGGTCTTCATTTGTATAATATCCAGATATTCCACTTTCTGGATCTACATTTACTTTTCTAGGAGCATTTCTATTATCTGTAAAAAATAATAAATTTTCAATTAAACTAGCTTGTATAGGGTTTGTTGTAGAAAAATTTAAAAATACATTATCAACTATAACATCAGCGTTTGTAGCTCCAGGTGAAAAAGCATATATAATACATCTTTTGTTAGAAGGAGTATAAGTTGGTTGAGTGTCGGGGTAACTATCTGTATAATTTGTAGAAAAGATATATATTTTATCAGAGTATTCGTCTGCTAAATATCCTATAACAGTCATATCACTAGGTAGAGTTGGTGATATTAAACCCGTGGCAGTCATAAGTACATTGCCTAAAACAGTTTCTAACGCACCTATATCATCTTCTTCAGATTTACCCACAGATATATTCTGTGCGTCTCTATACTCGCCGTTAGGAATTAACCTATCGTCCAAGTCTTTATTCATCTTGGACTTTAGAAAACTATTCTTTATTTCTGCCATGTATTAAAATTTAAGCCATTTAGATTTACCTCTCATTACTTGCATTATTTGATCAAGTTTTATATTAGATAATCTAATTTTAGCATTTCTTAGTTTAGCACTTCTTTCTTGTTTAAATCTTCTTATAACATATTCTTGTACATTTGTTGAAACACTTAATATAGCGTGTATAATATGTGCATATAAAGCTTCTTCTGCCATTTTTGGTATACGTGTATCCATTTCATAAGCGTTACCATCAGATATATACTCTATAAGAACTATTTTGTTTTTTAAATTATTAGTAAAAGTAAACATACCTTTTCTTTCATCTATAGTAAACCAGCCGTTTCTTTGACTTGTTTCTGGATTCATACCATATCTTTGGCCTAACCAAGTTGTATAACCATCACCCCACATAGTTCTATATATATCTGCAACTTGATCACCTTGATTAGTCATTAATGCTCCACTAATTCTTGCTGGATCAGTACCAGCCCATCTTTCATTTATAACCGATGTACCTTCTATATTTTCCTCTATATTGTCTTGAGTAGGAACACCTAAATTATCTTGCGCTGGTGTTGTATAAGGATTACTAGTTAAAGTGTTTGCCGGAAATATAGTATGTTGAACACCTAATTCATCTATCCACGATAATCTTACATAATTAACAAAATCTTGTGGTATAATAATAGATAAACTTTGTGGTATACTTACCTCTTGTGATTTAACACTTTGTAATGTGTCATAACTAAATTCTTGTAATCCTCTTTTTGCATGAAATATTACATCTGTTCTTTTTACACTAGGTATAAGCTTGCCAGCTCCTACATAAGCAATAAGAAAATTATCAATTATATCATGCAATGTGGTATAACCATAACTACCGTTGTTATCCCACATCGTTGTTTCATCTAATTGTATTTTTAAATATGTTCCAGCTGCTAAAAATACATTAACAGTAACTATATTGTTTGCAGCAGTAAAAGGACTAGCGTTTTTAAAAGTTAAAACCTCAGTATCAACAACTGTAGCGTTTTTATTAAGAGTAATTTCTTGTTTAAAAAAACTGTAAGCACCATTACTATCAGCTCTTTGTGTCATTACTTTACTTAACACTATAACACTTCTACCTCCAGAATTTGTATTACTAACAACTATAGTACCACTTGATACATACGGTCCACTTACGCCCATACCAGCAACTATACTAGCATTATAAGCGCTTAATGTAAGTGTTGTAGTACCTGTAATCGCTGGTTGAAACCTAAGAAGCATTCCATTAGCAGTACCAGATTGTAGTTTATTCCATACAACAGTTGTAACACCAGCGTTAGTAGATACACTTTGTAAAAAAGTTGGTGGATCATATACTGTAAAAGTTCCAACCCCTGCAGGATTAGGATCATCAACAACAGCATTAGCCCCTAAAGCTTGTATATCTGCTGTTATATTTGCAGTCATTATAACGCTATAGTTACTTAATATAGACCCTATGTTACCTGTAACAAAAGGAACATAAGCGTTGCCTGTTATTGAAGTACCTGGGTTAATTGTAGAAAGAACAGTTGTTCCTGAGTCTACACCTAAACCTGTAACCGTCATACCAACTTGTATATCTGAATTATAAGTTGTTAAATCTACTGATGTACTTGCAACACCTGTTGCGTTTGTAACTATACCTGTTTCGCTTGAACTAGATGGAGTTAGCTCAGTCCATACAGTTGCATCAGGGCTAGTAAATAATTTAAAATTGTTTTTATTAAAATCTCCTGTCGCAGGATCAGAACCTCCAAAAACTAAATCAGTATCAAAAGTTGATGTAAACGTTTTACCTGAACCGGTAGTGTCTATATAAAACTGCTGAGCTCCAGCGTAATATTGTCTATTAGTTTCGGTTATTAAACCACCATTAGGTCTTGACATGCTTTATTATCTTTGTTGATTAATGTTTTCTTGTTGTACTTGTTGATCTGCAATTTGTACAATTTCCATACTTTTTACTACAACACCCGCATATAATAATATTTTTAATATTAATTCTGTTTGATCTGCATCATGTAGTTCAAAGTTTACTGAGGTAGCTTCGTTATATTGATAAGCATTTCCGTTTAAGCTAAAATTCCATATAGGAGCTAAAGGTTTTCTTATATAATCTACATTAATTCCGCTAACTATAGTGCTTGGATATACAGTTATTTTTTGATTTGCATATGTATAAATAGGATTTCTAGTAGAAGGTTTTGTTAAATTAGAACTTAATAAATGATATAATTCACTTTTACCAACTCTTTCTAATTCATAATAAGGCAATGCACCAGCTTGATAAGTCACTGTGCCTAACCTATAAAAATCATTTGAATCAACAACTGTCAAAACAGTAAAAACCGAAGCTGGTGATACTGTTAATGATATAATATTGTTAGTTATAGTATAAGCTGAAGAAGGTTGTAACACTCCATCAAAGTAAACTTGAACTGTACCGTTAGACAACTGATTAGATGTTAACGTAGTATATGTATAAGCTTGTTGATTAATTATGGTGCTTAATGTCTCTGTAGATTGAGCAACACCAGATTCTTTGGGTAAAGAAAAAGAAGGTGCGTCATATATAGCTGCACCTGATGTTTTAAATATAGATATTTTCTCGTCTAAATTCATTACTCTATCAGAGTAATCGACGTCTGCTTGTGGAACACGTAATTGCTGGTTCAAGCTATCAAAGTATGATTCAAATATTTCTAATTGAACTTGAGCACCTATTTTATTAAACTCAACAGGTGTCATATAACCTCTCTGCTCTTTATTTAGTATTAATAAAACGGTTTGATATACAGTATTTACGTTTATTGCCATTTTAATATTTTAGTTAATAGTGATTAGGGCCACAATAGTGACCCTTCACTATAATTATAGTTACATATTATTGTAACTTTTTCTGAATTGTTCTGAAAACTTCTACGCCTTCATCAGTTTTAAACCAAGCAGCTAATGCTGAGTATGGGTTTTCATCAAAAGGAACAGTCATAAGTTTTCTATCATTTGATCCCCAATGGAAACTTCTTTGGTCTTGAGATATTTTAACTATTGATTGCTCAACAGCTTTTATACCTACATTTCTTAAGCCTACATTTTCATCAGAAGCTATAGCTAAGAAATTAGCTGGATTTTGTTTTGCCATAAGCATAACATCTCTTTTAATTTCTTTAGAACTCATATTTGCTACATCACTTCCTTTTTCAACTCTAAGAATTGCTTCTGCATGATCTATTTCAAGATTTTTAGCTGCATTCATTGCATCTAATTGATAGTCCATCTGATCTAATTGATCTGCCGCTTGTTTAGCAGGCATAACTTCATTATATTTAAAACCTTTTTTAGGGTGATATAATGATAATAATTTTTGTAAATTTATTTTTTGTTTTGGAACAACAAGTATTCCATTTTCAAAAATAATATGACCTAATGTACATTCTCCTTTTTGTTCATCTACAAACGGAGAGTTTTGATTAGTAGCATACCTTAACTCTCTTTGTTCACCAGTTTCATTATCAAACCATAATAAAGGGTATCTAGAACTATGTTTAGATTGAAGTGTGAATGTAAGAGGTGCGTGAGGTCCTGCTAATTTATAGGATCTATTTTTAATCTCCCATTTAGGGGCTTTAATTTCTTTTGTTTTTGACATGATATAATATAATATAATTAATAAAAAAATAAAGGTTGGGGTGCCTTTTTGAGCCTTTGCTTTTTGACACCCCTAACGCTTTATAGTAATCTTAAGCTTGGAACAATACGAAATTGTTAGCAGCTTGAGTAACAAGACATCTTTCAGATAAAAAGTGGACTTCCATTGCATCTAAATCAGAAGTGTAAGCACCTCCAACAGATCCAGTGATCCAGTTTTTATATCTTCTGTCGTCAGCTTGTGAAGCTCTGTATCTTACGTGCAAGAACGGTCTTCTAATGTTTGTACCTAATACTTGGTCATAAACAGTTGAAGTTCCAGCAGGTATCAATACACCATCGATTCCAGGAGTACCAACAGCACCTCTTGTAGAAGCGTCGTTTAAGTATTTCCAGCTAGTTTTGTAGAAGTCATAAGAACCTCTTCTGAAACCAGAGAAACCTAGGTTAAGTGCCATTTGCTCAGAGTTTTCAAATAAACCATAAGCAGTACCACCAGAGTAACCGCTAGAGATTTGAGATAGCATATCGTCAAAACCTAAATCAGTAGCTCTGTTTAAGAAAAGCATGTTTTCTTCAATAGCTCCTTGAGTATCTAAGTTTTTAAGGATTTGATCAAAATCAGAAATACCAGTTCCAGCAGAAAAACCAGACATAATATTACCTCTTCCTTGAATAGCAGCAAATAAACCTTCAGTACCATGAGCGTTTACAGCTGTAAATCCAGGTACACCAGCTTTACCAGCTTGGAACATACCATCAGCAGCAGCACCGTCAACACCGTTGATTGCAGCTTTTTCACCTTCAATCATTGCCATTTCTAAGTAGTCATCAAATCTTAGTCTTGTTTCAGACTCAGACTTTAGATACCATAAGTATCCTGATGTACCATCTTCAGTAGCAACTTCTACCCAACCAATCTGTGCAGTGTCAGAACCAGAAATTTGGTATCTGTCTTTTATAATAATTGGTGTGTTGTGAAATTGTGTGAATTGTGGTTGTGCAGATTTGTTAGGATTACCAACAGTTCCTTTTGCAAATACTGAACCATATACAAATAGTTTGATAGGGTTAACACCTGCAGCACCAACACCTAAAGTACGTAAATTAACTTCTTGAAAAGCTAAACAAGTTACATCAGTAGTAGTACCACCACCAGCTGCTACGTTAGAAACGACAGCTTTGATAGTTACACCTGAGTTAACGTTCATTAAAACAACAGTGTCGTTTTCATTGATTACGTTAATAGCTTGATTAGTACCAGTCCAAGGAGCAGCATTATCATTAGTAGGTATAGTTACAACACCTGCATCAGCAGCAGTATCGTCATCTATATAACAACCATCATATGCAATATGAAGTCTGTTTTGCTCAGACCAAACAACTTGGTCAGATGTCATTGGCATTTCAGCGCCAACCATTCTTAAAAATCCAGATAAGGTTCTGTTCCCATATCTTTCAACTTCTTGTTCATATACTTCTGGTAAGTATTGTTGCGCGAAGTTACCGCCAGCAGCATCAGTAAAACTTAGGTAGTTTGATTGAAGAGCTTGTTGAGTTAAGGAAGGTAAAATACTTCCATAAATTGGATTAATTGATCCCATAATAGTTTTAAATTATTTTAGTTAAAGTTTTTTGTTTTAATTTTCAATTTTGAAGAATCAAGACCTGTAACAGCTTTAACTTTATAACCGCCAACAAAAACATCACTTGGAGCTGTAGCTCTAGTTTCATTGCTTATGTTTTTGGTTTTTGCAACAACACCTTTTATAGCATCGGCTTTACCCTGATCATAAAAATGCTGTGCAATAGTATCCGCGTTTTCAGCAGCATAAATAGCTTTGTGATAACCACTAACATCTTTAATGCTACCATCTGTGGATAAGAACTTCTTAATCGTGTTGGTAATATTAGATTGTTTTTCTGCAACCTCATTAGGATTTTTAACTCCATATCTAAATTTTTTATCTCCTATTTTGAAATCAAAACCTTTGAATTCATTAGCAAAGTAATCTTTAGTTTCAGATCTAAAATCTTCATGTTGTTGAGAAGCTATGTCTTGCTCTTCGTTATAGCGATTGAAAAAGTCCATTGCTTTTTGTTGGTCTTGAGTAACTCCGGGTCTCAACTTGATCTCCTCGTAATACTTACTCTTTAAACCATCTAAATGCTTTCGGGCTTTTGCAACCTCTTCTTTATAGGCGAGTTTAGTTTTTTTAACTACTCGCTCTTCATCAATCTCTTCATCAAAAGAAAAATTGTCATCTATTAAAAAATCAATTTCTTCTGAATTGAGATGAGATTTCGTTTGTTTATAATACTCTCTTAATAAAGTATCATTATCTACATTAGCATAGTCAGCGTTTAATCTAACATAATCCTCTAATGTACCACCTGTTTCTTTCATAAAGTCTACGACTTTCTCGATGTTTTCTGGTAGTGAAGCAACTTCTCTTACTTCTTCAGGAGTAGGTGGAGTTATTTTTTTCTCCATTTTTTCTCCTATTTCAACAACTTCTTCTTCTTCTTCTACCTTTTTATCTTCAACAGGTTCTTCAATTATTTCTTCAATAACTGGTTTTACTTCTTCTTCGGTGGACCGTACGTCTTCAACCACTGCTTGGCTGTCTTTACTGTCTTGTTGTTTTTCGACAGGAGCATCGCCCACATTTGTCTCTTGTGTTTGAACGGCATCTTTTTCTTCTTTAATTTTAGATAAATCTATTTTAACAGGTTCATCTTGTTTAAATTTTTTAGGTGTAGTTTTTTTAATTTTAAACTCACCCTCTTGTTTAATTTGTTCTGACATAATATAATATAATAAAAATTAATAAATAGTTTAATAACTATATAGAAAACCCAGAAAGATCTGCTGAGCTAGGTGCTTCAAAATCAGTAGGAACTCCGCCCGACTGACGTTGACTAATCATTTGTGATTGCTGTGTAGCTTGTATTTTTGTTCTTTGATCTTTGCGATCTTCTATTTCTTTTTCTTTTTGTTTGTTAATGTCAATATCCATTTTCTTTAACTTGACATCATATTCAAACTCTTGAGCCATAAGCTCTCTTTTAATTTCAGCTTCTGTTTGCATTCTTTGTATTTCAAACTGAGACTTAGCTTGTTCAATTTGACTCTGCGTATCTGCTAAAGCTTGTTGTTTTTCAACTTCTTGCATTGCAGCAGCTTCAGTAGCTTGTTGATTTGCTTGAGATTGAGACTCAATCATTTGTTGTTGTTGAGCTTGATCTTGTTCTTGTTTCTGAACTCTTTTGTATTTTAATACTTGATTAGCTAATGTTAAGTTTTTAATTTCCCTAATATCAATAGCATCCTCAAGATATATTTGGTTTTGTTGTAGAGCCATTTGTATATTTTGCTCTAACATTGCTTTTTCTTCTTCTTCAGGTTCTAAATCTAAATAAATACCAAAATCATATAAATGTAATTTTTGTATTTCTTCTAAAGTTGCAACATTAAATTTACCTATTGTTCCTAATAAAGAAGCATTAGTTAAATCAAATTGTAACATGTCAGCAACTCTAAGTGATACGTTTTCACAAGTTCTCAACGTTAAATATAAACATGCTTTTAATATATGTTTAGTTGCTGTGTTTGAAGCGTTAGCAGCCATTTTTTGTAAACCTACTAATGAATCTCTTTCTGGTAAACTACCATCTCTAGCTTCATTTAAACCGGTTACATCTCTTATCATTTGTAAATAATATTGATAAGTATTAATTAATGATTGTATTTTACCGTTAGCACTTGACGTTTGTAATTCTTGTATTGGTACTTTACCTCTGTTTGGATCACCATCTTGTGTTAGTGATCTACCAACTATACTACCAGTTTGGAAATACATATTTAAAGCTTCCTGTGGATTATAATTAGTGCCATTACCTAAATCAACCTCTGCTAAACCATCTACATCTACAAATACACCGTCTGGTACCATCCTAGCAATCACCTGTTGTAGTTTAAGTGATGTAAGCTGTATCATATCAGCAAAACCAGTTATACGACCTACAAGTGAATCTATACGACCTTGGTACATATGAGGTGCTACAATATTGTAGTTCATATTTACCTTAGTTAAATCACTTTCTGGCCTTGTCATGTTTTCTGACAGCTTCCAGTCTAACATTAATTCTAATCCCATTACTTTTGCACCTGTAAATAAAACTTCAATACTTCTTGAAACTCTATCAAAATTATCATTAGGTGGTGGATTAAATGTATCAGGTTTTTCTAATACTTTTTCTAAACCTTGCTCTGTATACTTTACTTTAAATACTTGATCTACATATGTTTTATATTCAAAGTATAAAACCTGTATCTCGTCATTATCAGAGTTTGGACCTCGTAAGTAACCTTGTCTTCCTGGATATTTAGCTATACGAGATAATTGTTCGTCAGTTAAATCAGAAAATTGTTTTTTAAGCTCAGGTAATGTAATAGATTTTACTTCACCTACATAATATAAGTCTTGGAAGTTAGGATCATTAGTATATGAATAAACCAAATTAGCTGGATTAACATAATCTATAACTACTCCTTCAGATTTATTAAAACTAGTTTTACACGCTCCAATACCTATTGTCACTATATCTTCTACTAATCTTTTGTTTATTAAATCATATTTGTTAAAGTCTAGTATACTATTTATAACTTCTTCTTCAGCTATTTCTACAGATTGCTTATAGCTTAATTGCATGTGAACTTCTAGTTCTTCTTTATTTTTAGGAAGATTATCTGGATCTAATGAATGATACAGGTTAACTCCTATGTTTTGTTTAATACTATCAAGCAATGGTTTTGCCATTGTATCTCTCATTATAGTATTAGCATATGATGTTCTTTGTTTTTGTGAATATGGATCTTGAGCAAAAGCTTTTATCTCATATTCTTTTGATGCGATACCATTAACTACTATATCTACAAATTTAGGTATAATAGGTACTGGTTTCCAGTCTAAATTTAAATAAGACAAATCACCATTAATAGATAATTCGTCTTTATATTTTTGTATTGGTTGCTCTGCTCTTGCGTATAATCTAAGTCTATTAAAATTTTGATAACCAGTCATCCATCGGCTACTGTTTATTCTACCACCTCTAAACCACTCATTTTCAATGGCTTGAGCTACTTGCAAACCGTATTCCCAACTTCGCTTTTCCGCCTCAGGTACCACCTGACTAGGGAAAGAACTATTACTAGTTGTTTTAATCATCTAATTAATTATTTTTGAATTAATACCTTTGTTGTCGTATTTAGAAAAATTTAAGTTAATTTTTTCTTTTGTAATTTCAGCAACCGGTCTATATTTATTTTTATTACAAGCCATGATTGCTAAACCAGAACTAATTGAAGCATCATGTTTAGTCCTATTGTTTATATCAAATGCAGCCCAATCTTCTAATGTTTTTTGTAAATACATTGTGCCATATTGCTCGTTATTGTAACCTACAAAATCTTCAATATAAGCTTCGATAGCAGCAGCGTGTGCTTGTTTAACATCTTCACTTGAATTAGGTATTCCACCTATTTCTTTTTCAGCTACAGATAATTTATACATTGTTTTATCTGGTCTGTTCATAGAATATGCTCTATATCCTCTACGTTTTAAATAATACAATAATCTTGGTTTATTGTTTTCTGCAAGAAGTGGCATACCATAAAAATGTAATGCCATAAGAACATCTTCAAAAAATATTTCTGCAGTTGGTGGTCGTGATATATATTCTAAAAAAAACAAATTAGCAGGAGCGTTATCCATGCTAAACTTAGTTAAACCATGTAAAGAACCTTTTGATCCTCTGCCATCTACTGTTCCTGATATATCATAACTGTCACAACCAAATGCGCCTATATGTTCGTTAGCAGGGTATTTAATACCATTTTTAACTATATATCTATTTTGTTGATGTGTTTCTGGAACCCAAGTAATAAAAAATCTACCTTGTTTACTTGGAGTAAACATAACACTTGTATCTTTAATCCCACCTTCCCACTGAAAATTACCTTGAGTAACTACGTTTGAATGCTTTAAATCTTCATTATAATCAATTTGTTCGTAAATCTTAGTTAGATTAAATAAAGATTGTTTTGTTTCATCTCTGAACGCGTGTTTTTCTGTACGAGGAAACTGTCTGTATAATTCATTAAGTGCATCAGGATCATCCTTAAGGCCATCTACTTCATTTTCCCAGTGCTCGATAACACCGATTTCAATTGGGAAACCGTCTGGACCTTTTTTTGGTTTTTCTGGCGTTTCGAAGACAGGTAACCCATAAGAGTCAATGTATCCTTCGTAGTTCCATTCCATAGGTATGAACAAGCTATATAATCCCGAGCTAGTCTGTCCATTGCGGTTTCTTTTGGTAACGTCTGAGTCATCATATATTTTTTTATAGTTTCTACCACCTTTGTCAAGAGCGTTACTCGTTGATCCCATCATACACTTACCTATAATTCTAGATCCTAATCGTAAACAAGTTTTTGTAACCCTCCAGTTGTTTAATATGTTGTCAGGTTTTTCCCACTTACCACTTTCATCGTGTACAAGTAGTTTTAATTTTTCTCCATCATAACTATTGTCACCTGTATTTTTCCAGTCAATAGTTGTATCTAATCCTTCAATTTCTTCTAACTGTTCGTTAGTATCTAATTTTTTTCTAGTGAATCTACTGGCTGGGACTCTGTACGCAAGCTCCGTCTTCGGCCTATCCATACCGTCTTGAATCGGTTTGAAGAAGAACGGATAATTAACGGAGATGGGTACGATCTTGTCGGTAAACATTTTTTTAGCATCAGCCCCGGACTTCGATAAGACACCGAATCTAGCATCGCTTGATATTGTGGCCATGTTAACAGCTTCGCCCGATGCCATAAAAGAGAATCCTGAACGTCTGTTCTTAAGATAACACATTCCGTAGCATCTTGTATCTGCTTTGCAAGCTTCCCAGAATATATAGAATAATCTGTTTGCTTCCCTAAAGTCTGCTTGCCCAACATCAATTTTTGACCATTGCAAATACATGTAGTGAGTACCAGTAATATAGGTAGCTTTACCTTTATTAGTAAACCAATAACCTTCGTGACGTCTAGCAAATTCTCTATCAATGTATGCATACCATTTATCTTTAAAATCATCTGGATATTGTTTCCAGTCAAATATTGTTTTTATTTTTTTTAACGTCTTAGGGTATTCATGAGTAGTCCACCTGTCATTTTCCTTATCAATATTGTTTTCCTTTGGTAATGCTATTTTAAGATTTTGTATTTCATAAACTTCACCTATTTGGCCGGTTCTTGAGATAACAATAACATCGTGTTCTTTATTGTAACCGTATTTCCATTTTTTAGATTTGTTTAATCTTTTAACCACGTGTGGTTTAATGTGATCGATTACTTTGTATAATGTTTGTTTATACATTATTTAGATCGTTTTTCTGCAAAACCTCCAAAAACCTCTTTTTTCTTTTCTTCTTTTGGTTTATCATTTAACATATCTTCTTCTTCTTTAATACGATTAAGTATTTCAAAAGCATCAAATATAGCTAGTTTTTTAGTTGCTGCTGCATTTTTTAATCTATCAGCCGATATATCATCGTCAGAATCGACAATAGCTTCTTTAGCAACCTTTATTAATTCCTCAACTGCTTTGTGCCCAGCTAGGATTATATTCTGTTTCGTTTCCTTGACGTTCATACTTAATTACAATATCATTAGATTTCATACAATAAAGACGCTTGCCGTCTACAATAAAGTCATATTCACCATATGGTTTGTAACCTACAAGGTCTCCCTCGCTTATTTCTAGCGCTTCTAACGAACTATTACCATATTTTAGTATACCAATAAGGTGTTGCTCTAAATTAGCGTCTATAATGTCATCATTTTTTAACGGATTAATAAAGCATCTATCATCAAAAGCTATCCATTTGTTCTTTCTTTTATAAAGATATATTTGATCTCTTTGAACAAAATATAAATTATCTTTAAAATATGCTTTACTATTTTTTTCTTCTCCTTTAATATTAAACCATCTTCTAAAAACATTATGATGGATCATTATTAAATCTCCTTTTTGTATAACCGTCTTATATGACAAAGGTACTTCTATAACTTTAGCCACATTATTTACAGCTTTAAAAGTTTCAACTTGTGTATTAATTATAAGGCTTTTGTCACCTACTTTTACTTTATTATTATATCGCTGGCCATAAGGCTCAACGATAAAATCAAATAAACTTTTCATTAATACTCTAAATCATACTCAACTGATATTGCCATGTTAGAGTTAAACTTTTTCCATGGCAATACTTCGTTGTTCTTTTTAATGTAAATATTGTAAGAATTATCTTCTTTATCAGAAAGTATATGTGATATTGTATGTCCACCATATACTGACTGCCCTATCGAGTAGTGCATAGCATCAGTTTTATAGTCAGAACCAATACTTATCTTTCTAATTACTGAAGACATTATTTCTTATCTTCTTCTTTTTCAATAGGTTCGAATGTTCCATCTTCTAAATTAATATTGATAGAGCCATATTCTTTTTCTAGTTCTTTTTTGAAGTCTTCAGTTTTTTTGTTTTCTTCATGGAACTTTCCTAATACTGCGGATTTTTGGGCTTCTAAGAAACCTACTTCATTTAAGAGTTTATTTAACTCTTTTTGAAAGCCTTGAATCTTTTCTAATTGGTCTTTGGTAATCATTTGTTTTACTTCACTCATTTTAATTTAATTTAATTGGTTATTAATGTATTAATATAGTTACAGGTTTTATTTACTTTTTAAATATACTTGTAACCTTTTCACTACTTCGTCCGCCAAAATAGGCTAAAACTACTGCCATCATTACTTTTTCAAATGTATCGTTCCATGTAGCACCTATGTTAAATGGTATTGATTCTACACTATCTAATATTCCAGCTAGTGAAAATATAACAATACACCATACTAAAACTAATGGGCGTACATTTTTCGAAAGCCATGAATCTGATATTGAATCGGCTTGCCACCTTGAAGTGACGGCTTCCATCTCTTTATTTTGTTGTTCAAATATAAGTTGTTGTAATTTTATTTTATCTTCACCACTTACGTCAGATTTACCGATAGCAGCAATAGCTTCCGCTGGTGAACTAACACCACTTAGCACACTGCCTAAAGCAGGATTAACTAGTGAAGCTGCACCGAACAATAGTTTACCTACTGTTGTATCTTTAAATTTCTTTTTTGGCTTAGACATAATATTTAATTACCTTTTCTACCTTTAAGAGTTATAGATCCATCTTTTTCACTTTTATATCTGTATCCTTTATTATATTCGCGTTTTCTTGCTTCTCTATTAAGAACACCTTTAGGATCGTTTATTTTTGTATTAACAAAAGAATCGTTGGTGTCGTAGTTTTCATTAACCCTTAAGTTTGAATTATCAGAAGATTGTTCTGCTGTATTTTTATTTTTTATTCCATCTATGTTTTCTATATGTAATCTTCCCCTTTTTTTAGGTTCATTGATTTGTAAAGGACTCGAGCATAAACTAGGAATAGATGCTTTCATTTTATACGCCATAATTACATGTTTTTATAAGCTTCAGTCTCCCATGGAAGATCTTTAGCTCCTTCTTTCATTTTAGATCTGGGATAAGTTTTACCTTTCCAGTATACGTTTTGTTCATCATAATCTAAATCACCTCTTTGCATTTGCTCAATGTGAATTTTTTCATGTGATATAACTTCTTCAAGTTGCGCAGGATCTTTAATTTCTTTATTAACTAGTATACCGCCTCTTCTATCAGCTTTACCTAATACTCCTTCTTCTAAAGTAGAATTATAAATAGGAATAACATTGTAAGAATATGGTGCGGGTTTTTGTTTATAAGCCATTATTTTCCTGGAAACATTTTATTTAAATAATCTTTACGTTGAGAACAGCCACAGGGTATGTTTAAACCCTGTGACACGTTATCAACAATTCTCTTGATACCAGTTGCCTTAGTGAAAGACTCTATTTTATCACCTAAGCCTCTTGATTTCATTAAGATACTGCTATACCTGTAACTGTTGCTCCTGCTGGAATTTTAACCTTAGCTAAAATACCACCTGGATTAGCAGTTAATGCATAATTAATAGCGTCTCTTAGTTTTACACCTTCAGTAGCACCACCTGTGTAAGTGATTGCAGCTACATCGCCAGTTGTACCAGCAAGAAAATGATAATGAATAACTGTTGGACTTGAAATGCTAACAGTTGCACATGAGTCACCACTTAATAAGATGTCTCCACCTGCGATACCAGCTCCCACCGATTTAATCGAAATAAACTTTGCCATAATAATTGTTTTTGTTTGTTGTTAATGATTGTTGTTAATGTGTTATCTTCGGCACATATTTTTTAATTTGTTTAAAGGTCCTTCCATATTCATACCTGAAGGTTTTTGACTTTGCACATAAGCTTTTCTTTCATCTGCATTTCCATAAGGATCGCCTGCAGTAGGTTTAGCTGTATTATCGTTTCCTATAGAAGTTTGAGGTATTGAACCTGAATTATCAGGAACTGTACTGTTTGCTTCGTTAGATGTAAGATCGGTAATATTTTTATCACTATCTGCCGCGGTAGAAGGTTTATCTGTTTCTTTTCTTAATGATCCATCTGGGTTACTATTAGTAATTAAATCTAAGCTACCAATATAGTTTTTAACTTTATCTCCAAACCCTTTTGGCGAACCACCTGCTTTTCCAGCTATACCTTCTCCAAGACCTCTTACACCTTCTGTTATGCTAGATCCAATTGTAGAAAGAGCTTTACCCATACCAGTTTTACTTTTAGGACCTGCAGGAACGTCTTTTACTAAAGAACTTATATTAGAACCTGCTCCAAAAGCTTTTGCCCCAACTTCAGACAAGCCCTTTTGAATAATGCTTCCACCTATTTTACTAACAGCTTTTTTTGCAACTGTTTTAGCTATTGCTCCACCAACACCTTTAGCTATAAGAGCTCCAATAAAGTTAGGACCTTCGCTTTTAGATTTTTTTTCATCAGCAGCTTTTATAGCATTAAATATGACTGGGTTTGGATTAGATCCACTTGGCCCAAAAGTATTGTCTTGACTAGCTGTCATAGGATACGGTGATCCTTTCATTTCTAAACCTAGCTGTTTGCTTAAATTATTTTTAGCGTTTTTTCCTGGTTTTCCCATGACTATCCTTTCATATGCTTAGACAAAAATGATCCATGTTTTGCAACTGGGTTGTCATGCATTAAGTTATACTTTTCTTGTTTGTTTGATTCCATATGAGGTTGACCTTTCATATGAGGTTGACCTTTCATATGAGGTTGACCATAAGCGTCTGGTCCATAAGAACCTTTCATGTATGTAGCTGCTCCTGAAGAAACTTTAGTTAATTGTTCATCTTCATATTTACCTTCTTTTCCATATCCATGTTTTTTATCATAAATAGCGTTTCTCGCAAGATCTTGTTCTACTCTTTGTTTACTTTTTTTGTAAGCCATAATATTATTTTTTTATATTGTTTATTTTTTTCCTTTATATAAGTCTCCACCTGGTTTTAACCTTTTAGCTAATGCTTTTCTTCGTGGAGTACATGTAGGTTTAGTCATTGGTGTGCAATATCCTTTGTGATCAGGATTAATACCCATAAAACCACCGGTCTTATAAAAGGGTGCACCTTTTTTTTCTTTTATTTTAACTTGAAGATCATCACTTAAATCACTTAATCTATTAAGTCTTGACTTATTAAACTTTTGTCCCATATCTTCTTTACGAAACAATTTTGCTTGTCTGTCAGCAACTCTTTTTGCTCTTCTTTCTAGTCTTTTAACTCCCATAACATTAACTTAAAGCAACTAAGCCTGAAATATTACTAGTACCTGTTGCAAAAACTTGCACAACACTTACTGGTAAAATTTCACCTTGTGGTGGGTTATAAAAAGTAACTGTATCGTCATCTATAGTTCTAACTCTAACACTGTTTTCATTAGGAAAACCATATGTTAAAAGAATGTCAGCAGCAATACCTAATGTTTTATCCACTGTTATAGCCATTGTACCTAAAGTAACAACAACGTTTGTAATTTTACAGTCGTTAGGAACTCCTGCACCAGCTACAAACATACCTATTTTAATATCTGTGTTAGGTGCTCTTAATGTAAGTGTACCATTTGTAGATGCGTCGTTATCATTTGTAGTAACAACACTTCCTGTGGTGCCTATATATAAATTGTATTCTTTCCACACACTTTGTGGTGTTGAAGCTTGAGTTTTGCCATCAATCAACAACGTATCGCTAGCTGTTACAACTCTTCCTTCTTTAAAAGAGTCAGTGTAATAATTTCTAATCATAATGTTTTATTTTTTTTTTTTTATTTAACATTTCCACCTACGTCTAGCAGCTTTACCTCTTTCACCAGTCCATCCTTTTGATCTTGCGCAGAATGATTTTCTTCTTTTGGCAGCCTTACTACCAGGTTTAACTTTACCTGTTACAGCAGTTTTTAATTTACTACCAGGGTTTTCTTTTCTATATTGTTTGACTCCTTTCTTAGTCATACCAGCTCCTTCTTCTGTCTTTCTAAAAGTTCTACCTTTACCCTTGGTAGTCTTTCTCATATCTAATGGTCCGCTTGGTAAATTAAAAGCCATTATTTTTTCTTACCTATTTTAACACAGTTGTTGACCATTTTAACCTTACCACTTTTAGTTTTTTTACCACTAGGTGATTTTTTCTTACCTCTTGCTTCATAACCTTTCCAGCATTTAGGTCCTTTCATCATTTTTTTTAATAACGGTGATGCCATAATTATATTATTTTGTATTTTGTTTTACTGTTTTCTTTATACGCTTGTAAACATCTTCTTCTATTAACATCTTCTGATACATAGCTTACATGAACCCAAGCAGGGTTTGTTTCGTCACCAAATTCCCAAATCATTTGATCGTAATCTAAATTATTTTTTATATACTCATACATTTCTGCATTAGTCTTATAACCATAGTTATCGTCTAGGTCAAGTGCACAACCAATACAATGTTGAGAGGTTGTACTTCCGCCGATAGCAGAATTCAATTTGGGTGAGCGATAGAAACTATTAATAGCTATTGGACCACCCACCCATTTGCGTAGAGGTTCAAATACTTTTTCAGCAATAGTTTTCATGTTAATTAAATCTATTTCTCTAGGTGTATTGTCAATACTTAACCTAGTAGCTGTGTTAGATTTAATACCTTCTTTAAGTGAAATATGCTCACTTATTCTATCACTCATTTTAGTGAGTTTTTACTTTGCAGTAGGATTAATATACTTGCTAGCCATGTGAGATCCTAGTGATCCACCATCGTTAGCTTGTGCTCTGCTTGTGATAGGACCAGCTTTGTATGGTAAAGGTGCTTGAGACACTTTCATACAATTGGATCCATATCTTGCGTTTCCTGGAACTAAATTGGTTGGCTTTGATGGGCCATTCCATATTGCATTAGCTCCTAATTGACTTGGATTTTTTGCCATAATATTTGTTTTAAGAATTTGTTCTTGCCGCGTGTTCGTTATGCGCTATAACTTCTGGATGATTTGCATAATCTTTTTTCTTTTTATAGTTTTGAACTTTATTGAGATGATTATGCGGAAAAGGTTTTTTAATGTTAGTATTATCTTTAACAACAGTCTTTTCTAAACCAGGTACTTTTTTATTAAAGTTTTTTTTATTGTCTTTTATAGGATTTCCATTAAAATTTAAACCAGATTCATTTTCCTGAGGTACAGGTGTAGGTAAAGATCTATCTTGAGCATCCTGAATATTATTTCTATTATCAATAAAATTCTGTGCTGTTGATGCGCCTTGCCACAATGAATCACCTTGCTCTTGAGCAGCTGTTGTTGCAAATTTATTAGGATTTATCATTTTTTAGCTTCTAGCTTTTTAATAATGTCTTTTAGTTTAGCAATCTTTTTGTCTATTAAAGACAATTCTTTTACTTCTACTTTTTTTTCTTTTTTTCCCATGATTATCGGTTTTTATCTTTGTTAACATTGTATATAGAAGTAATCATTACTTTATCTATATAACTATTACCTTTCATTATTTTATTTCTAGCGGTAGAAGTAGGTATATCTTCTGTGCCTAGCATAATACGGTACATACGGCTTATTAGTTGTTTACACTTGAAGGAAACTTTATAAATGTTATACTTTTGAGTTGTGCGGTTGTGTTTTCTCCAAACCGTTATCCAACCTTCTTTAAGTAATCTGTTCCAGCGTCTATTGTCCCAACTATAAGAATACGTACCGATTTTAAAATCTTCTCTTGTAAAAAGATCCATGCAATCGAAATATATAAGTAATTCTAAATCTGCATCATTTAGATTATTGTTTTTGCAAGCCCATTTTCTAATTATTCTATAGTGTTTTAAAAGATTTAATCTTTTAATGTCACTTGCTTCTAATCTCATAACACAACTACAACATGATTTATATTTACCACCTTGTAAATTTCTTTTTTTATCTCTATTTGATGTGAATTATTTTTATCAAAATAAATGACATCATTTTCTTTTATACCACCAGAGTTTGATCCAGCTGACAAAACAACTCCCTCTTCATATCTTATATCTTCTCTTTGTTTTTCTGCTAAAAATAAACCACCTTTGGTTTTTGTAACCCCAGCTTTGTAAGGTTTTACTATTAAATTATTCCCTATTGCCTTCATTAATTCTAAGATTATTAATTACACAATCGGTTGATAAAATAGTAGTGGCTACAGAAGCTGCATTTCTTAATGCACTTTTTGTGACGAGTAAAGGATCAATAATCCCTGACTCAATCATATTTACCATATTTCCTGTAACAACATCCAAACCTTCACCTTCACTATGTAAATCTTCTACGTCATATTTTTCTATACCCGCATTATTTAATATAGTTTTAAAAGGTTGTTTAATAGCTTGTAATAAAACATTTTCAGCTAAAGAAGGTTTAGTTATATTTTGTGCAGCATTAAGAAGAGCAATACCACCTCCTGGTACTATACCCTCTTTGATAGCAGCTTTTGTAGCACATATAGCATCTTCTACTCTATCTTTTTTTTCTTGTAACTCAACTTCTGAATTAGCGCCTACTTTTACAATAGCAACTTTTCCAGACAACCTAGCTAATCTTGTTTCATATTTTTGAATTAGCTGTGGGTTTTTTGTTTTCTTAATTTTACCTTCTACTTCTTTTATTAAATCTTTAACTTCATCAGATAAACTTCCAACTTGTAATATAGTTTCAGATTCAGTACTTATAGATTTTTTACATTGGCCTAGTTGTTCTACATCAATTAAATCAATATCATCTCCTAAGTCTTCGTTAATTATAGTTGCACCTGTTAATAAAGAAAGATCATCTAATATTTCTTTTTTATATATACCATAATGTGGTGCGTCAATTAAATTAACTTTAATATTACCTTTAATCTTATTCATAGCTAATGCTGATAAAACTTGTTGATCAGTATCACCTATTATTAATAATGATTTATTATTTTTTATAACGTATTCAAGTACGTTTTGTATTTTTCTAATGTTTTCAATTTTTGACTCTACTAATAAAACTAATGGATTGCTTAATTCAGCTGTGTTAGTTTCTTTGTTAGTTACAAAATGAATATTTTTTAAACCTTGTTCATATTGTACTCCGTCAATAATTTCAAATGTTGTTTCTGGTAAATCATTAGATTCCATCATTACAACACCATGATCACCTACAGCTCTAAAAGATTCAGCAATTATTTTACCTAATTTAGAATCATTGTTAGTAGATATTGTAGCTACTTGATCAATCATTTTTTCTTTTACAGGGATAGATATGTTTTCTAAGTATTCTAAAACATTTTTAGTAGCTTTATTTATACCATTTTTTAAATCTCTTGAATTTAATTTATCTATAACTTTATAAGCTTCCTGTAGGATAGCGTGAGCTAACACTGTTGCTGTTGTTGTACCATCACCTGCTTCTTTAACAGTTTTTCTTGCTGCTTCTTTTAACAAGGTGGCACCCATATTTTCTACTGGGTCTAATAGTGTAATAGCTTCTGCTACAGTAACACCATCTTTGGTAATAATAGGTTTGCCCGTACTATCTTCTAACATAACACACTTACCACTAGCCCCAAGAGTGGAGCTAACGGCTTGTGTAAGTTTTGTAATACCAGCAAACACATTGTTTTTAGCATCTAAACCAAAGTTCAGATTCTTTACAATTGCATTTGACATAATTTAATTTAATTTAATTTGATTGATTGATATTATTTAAACGTCTTAACTACTTTAGGTCCTTTTAAGAAATCTACTTTCTTTGCATAGTGATCAACACTACCATCAATTGCAGTTTCTGCGGCTTCCATAGTTTCACGTCTTGTTACATCGTACCATTTGTCTTTTTCTACAAGGTCACGGTGTTCGGTTTGAAAATAACCATTAGGTAACTGAACTATTCTCCAATGTTTCTTTTTGGATAAATGTTTCCAGATTTTAATAGTTTCTTCGGTAATCTGCGGTGTTTGTGGTTGGCCCATACTTGAGCTCAACGAATAAAAATAAGTCATCGTGTTTTGGTTTTAAGGGTTAAACTTTATTTTTGGTTAATATTGCCTCGCTAGCAATATAGGTTTAGTTATACTATCACTTGTTTTTTACAAAACTTACACTACTCAACTGGTGGAATAGGTGGGTTTTGCCATGTGAAGTATAAATCTTCGTTTACAGGAGTTATTTGTTTAGCTATTTGAGCTTCAATATTAGCTGCCATTGCTGGTACATCTAATGCTCCTTCAAGCCAACCTATCACTACACTTTCAAAAGCTTCAGTGTCTGCATAAGGTATAAAAGGTTCTCCAGCTACATAAGTAAAACTTTGAGCACCTATTGATGATGCATAATAAGTCTTTCCACCAGATTCTTCTGAACCTGAATAAGTCCAATGCACTGTATATATTACATTATCCTCGCCTTCAGCTTGAATATGTGCATTCATTTGGTTAATTGTCCATTTGTAAGTAATTGCCATTTTTATTGTTTTAATTTATTAATTTATTTGTTAACAAGATCCAACCGCTGCAACCACACCATTTATACCGGTAACTTGAAACCATTGACCACTTGATGTCGGTGGAAATCCAGTTGTTGTGTAAGGTGTGTAATATCCAGCAGCCGCTTTAGTTGTGCTAGGAGCCGCGCCTTGATAAACAACATCACCAACGCTTGGCATTAAATTTAAGCCAGTATGATAATATGGTCCCTGTGTAATTCCTATATTACATGATCCATTAGGTCCACTACTACTATCATAAATATAATTAAATGCTGTTCTAGCACTAACTTGCTCATAACCATAAAAATCACTAAATCTCCAAGGTTGATTTCCAGGTCCAGCGCCTGGTAACACTGTAGGTGAATTAGGATTAGGTGACAAATACGTATCACCTGAATTAACAGATCCACCTGTATTACCACCTAGTATTAAGTTATATATAGATATAGGTCCAGTGATAGTTCCATTACCACTATAATTAGCCCATCTTCTTTCTCTAGCAATTTTTATCATTTCTAGCGTTCCTGAACTTGGTACTCCCATTATTTAATTTGTTTTTTTAGTTCTTCTATTTCAGCTTTTAATTCTTTTATAGCTTCTAGTAATATTGGAGCTATACCTTGATGTCTCATCGATAACATACCATTATCATTTTCTCTTACAAGCTCTGGTATAACTTTTTGTACGTCTTGTGCTATAAATCCTATATCTTCTTTCCAGGCTTGATCAGGATCATAAGCTTTATCTTGTTTTTTATCTTTCCAATCAAACGTTACACCTTGTAGTTTACTTACTTTATCTAAAGCTGATTCAATAGGTTTAATATTTTCTTTTAATCTTTTATCTGAAGGAGAACCGTAAGCCACAACATCTCCTGAAACTGTTAAATTTCCATCATCAAGTTTCATTTTTGCTGTTCCTCCAGCTAATTGCCATATAAATCTTTTTTCAACTCCAGTAGGAGACGCATTACCGTGATTTGCTGAAAATATAACTGAACCATCTGTATTGTTTTGATATAAAGAAAATGTTGTTCCACCTGTAAATCTACAAGTTAAATTTCCAGTATCTTTTACACTTAATTTATTAGGAGCTGATGTATCACCGATTCCTACGTTTCCTGAGCTGTTGACAATCATTCTTTGATTCCAAGAAATAGTGTCTCCTACTGTTCCTGCGGCTGCATTATAAAATGTAACATTACCATCTTCTAAATCCATTCGGGCAGGAGCTTCATTTGCGTACCTATAAGTAAAAGCAGTACTACCTGCAGTTACAGTTCCATTACAGGTTAAATATAAGTTTGATTTCCAAGGTGCACCTGTAATAGTATTTCCTTGCCTACCTATTTCTAAAGAACGATAATCTGACGTGGGTGTTCCACTTGTAGCACCAGCACCAATTAATATACTTCCTCCACTATCAATACGCATTTTTTGTGTTCCAGCAGTTCTAAATGACATATCATCTCCATTATGATTGTATTCAACCGCACCTCTATATCTTTCATTTCCATTTATTCCATCCGCAAATCTAATTGCACACCTTCCACTACTAGCTTGATTTCCATCTGTAGCTATTGTCATACCTATAGTTGGTGTTGATCCATTCACTCCACCTCTAATAACTAAATTTCTTGATTCACCATCAAAATCACCAGGTGTAGACGTCCCAATTCCTACGTTTCCGTCCCCTTTTAATACTAATTGGTTTGTGTTTCCTGAACCAGAACCAAGTTTAAATGAGTTATCATTACTGACATATCCTGGTGAATGATATATGGTACTTGTTGTAGCTGCATCTTGGTTATATTTTAATTGTAAACCAAAAGTAGTACTACTTCCACCTAATGTAACTTCTCCTCCATAAAGACCAGCAACTATATATGTTGACCTAAAAGTTGCCAATCCTACACTGTCTATACGCATTCTTTCTGTACTACCTGTATCAAACCTTAAATAATTATTATCAAACACTATCATACGTGTAGCGTGTGAATCATCTCCAAAAGAAGCGCCTCCTATACCCCCTGTAACGTAAAGAAAGTTATTACTTGCATGATTTATACTTCCGGCTGGAGTACTTGTGACCGCTGTTGTAGAAAAAGTAATTACACCGTCAGATTTTATACGCATTCTTTCTGTTAAAGAACCTCCATTAGGTCTTGTGCTAAATTTTAAGCTTCCACCTGTTCCTGTTGCAGTTGGATCATTTATAGCAGTTAAACTTACAAGTGTTCCATTGTTAGTGCTATCAGTACTTATAAATTTAAGTTCTCCTACTTGGTTTCCACCCCAAGTTCTATTACCTGCTAATTCTAATATACCCCATCTTTCTGCAGTAGGTGAAGCTATTGTAAGAACTCTTGTTCCTGCAATAGCACCTAAATCAGGCGAAGTTGTTCCGATACCGACGTTTCCGTCACTGTCTATACGCATTCTTTCTGATGGAGCAGTATTTGTAGTTACACTTCTTGTTCCAAAAACTAAATCTCCTTTTGTGCTTCCACTACCACTTGTTGTAGTATATCCAATATATGCAGGAATATTAGTTTGTGCATTATATCCAAAACCAATTAAGTTATTTTGACCATTATTACCTTCATAACCTATTTGTAAAGTCATATCAGCTTTAGCAACTCCTGTTATTCCAGTTCTTTTTATTGTTGTTAATCCAGAACTGTTAATAACCATTCTAAAGCTATTGTTTACTTTAAATGACATACTATCGTCATTGTGGTCATAATCTATTCCACCATGAATTGATGAATCGGAATCACCAAAATAAATAGTTGAGTTAGTAGTTGTATCACCTGTTTGGATATAGTATTCAGAATTACTTCCTGCTGCACTTTGTTGATGTAACAAACCATTTGGGGAGTTTCTGTTTATTCCTAAAAATCCATTATTTTTTAAAGTTAATGCTTCAAGTGTTGAACCTCCTTGTGGCGTCATATCAAAGGTTACATAATTTGAAGAATATCTATTTGTAATAGCAAATTTTGTATGAGAAGTACTATTAAGAGTTAAACCAGGGTATGAACCATTTACTATTACTGCATCAGTAAAAGTTCCAGTTCCTGCAAAAGTTGAATCATTAGTTGCAAAAGTTATTGGGCCATCTCCTAATACTGTTGAAGCACCTGATCCTGTCCATTTAGTTACCTTTTGTCCTGTACCTGATCCTGTAACAGTTCCACCACTATTATTTATCCAATTTGTTCCTGTAGCAGTAGAACTTAAAATTTGCCCCGCTCCACCAATATCACCTGATGAATCTTTAAAACCACCATCAACTTGAATATTACCTGTTATTTCTACATTAACGTCTAGTGAACTACTACCAAAAGTAGATGTAGAACCATCTGAAATTTTAAACATTCTATCAGCCGCACCACCATTTTGATTATGATTCCATATTTCAAAAGTACCAGCATCATTACCATTATAATGTATCTGAACATCATCACCATCAGAACTTGTTATGTAAGGTCCATATGTTCCAGCGCTAGCAGCAAAATCTAATCTTCCGGTTATTGTTACATGTGATCCATCGAATTGAAAACTATCATTATATGAAAGATTACTAGCAGTACTCCAATAAGCAACTCTATTAGTAGCACCTGAACCTGTAGGAGCAGCGGCCCAACCTAACTGACCACTACCATTTGTTTGTAAAAAATAATTAGCAGTACCATCTGCAGTTGGAAAAGTAAACGCATCGTTAAATCTTATTGCTCCTGCGTCACTAACGCTGAATTTACCATTTATATTTGTTAATAATGCCATATTATTTATTTTCTAATTCTTTTACTCTAGCTTCTAATTCTTTTATTGCTTCTACCAATATAGGTATAACACCTTGGTGACGCATAGATAATAATTCATTTTCATTTTTTCTAACTAACTCAGGAATTACTTTTTTAACATCTTGAGCAATAAAACCATAATCTTCTTTTATATCTAGTATACTTTTACTTTTTTTCCAATCAAAAGTAACACCTTTTAATTTTTTAATTTTTTCTAAAGGATTTTTTATAGGTTTAATGTTTTCTTTTAATGATATATCCGATGGTGAACCATAAGCTACAACGTCACCCTTGACGGTAAAATTTCCTGCTCCACTTAATTCACCCATCATTCCTGTACCATTTTCATATGACCATTTTGCAGAAGCATGAGAATGACCAAAATACGTATTATTAGAATAACTTATTAAAGTTGTTCTTAAAGTAGAACCAGCATAAAATGCCAGTAAAGGATAATCAGTACCATTTATATTTAATGATGTAACACCTGTTCCTGCGTAATTATAAACCCCACCTATACAAACGTTCTTATTTGTTGGAACAACTATACTAGCTGTACTTGCATCTCCATCAATAGCTATTGCTATAGGTACGCTAGAACTTGTACTTCCAAGAGTAGCAAAACCACTATTTGATAAAGCAAAAGCTGTACCAGCTATCATTTGTGCTTGGTTTATTCTACCATTAGCCGCGGTCATTTCTATTGTATGATTGCTACTACTATTGTATAATTGAAATCTACCGGAATTATTTTCGTTTCTTAAAAACCATAAGTACTCAGTTGCAGATCTTTTACCTGCAAAAGCTTCATTATGTGCATCTGCTTGAACTACTAAAAGAGAATCAGGAGTAGTCGTTCCTATTCCTACGTTGCCACCATTAAAAAATGAATTACCAGATGAATCTATTTTTACTTTATTATTGGAGTTAGTATCATACATATAAAATTCAGAATTACCACCAGAATCATGATAAAAACTAAATAATCTATTTGTATTATTAGAGGCATTTGCTTTACTTATAAGTAAACCATTATCTTGTGCTGCAAATATCCCATGACCTGCTCCCCAATCATTTTGAGCTAAAGTTCCATAACCACTAAGCCAAACATTTTGTGTTGCTGTTGAATAATTATGTAATTGAGCTCCAGGCGAAGTAATTCCGATTCCTACTTTCCCACTTTGTATTGTCATGGTTGTACCACCACTAATACCAAAGTTTATATTACCTTGATATGAAGTCATATATATAGGTCGGTTAGCATCACCCTCAAATCTATAATTAGCACCATCCCAAAGCCCCATATTTAATTGATTAGTACCATCAATCAATCTAAATCTGGCACCAGATTTTTGAATATCAAGATTTTGCCCAGGAGCACCGCCAATACCAATATTTCCTGCAAAAGTTGCGTTTTGAGAACTATTAAAAGTTAAAGCCGCTGTAGTTGAACTTCCATTATAATGGTCGCAAATAAAGTTATTACTTGCATCTCGTTTCCAAACCCAATAATCATTATTTGCAGTATTAGTCCAATACACCTCTGCATCATCTACTTGTATCTCTACAAAATTACTTGATTTATAAGACTCAGCGGTTATTAATCCTGTAGAAGTTATAGCACCTGAGTTAATTGTTCCTACAAAAGTTGCATTGTTATTTGTCGCACTAAAGTATAAACCTGTTGTATCGTTACTACCTAAATATAATGTGTCACCTGAAGCTGCAAATAAAGCTATTGCATCTGTTCCAGCATTTTTTATAACAACACTACTATCAGCGTCTGGATTAAAAGTTACAGTTCCTATAAAAGTTGAATTATTCCCACTGAATGTTATAGGACCATCTCCAATAGCTGAAGCTCCAGTAAATTTTGTTACTGTATTTGTTGTACCAGATCCTGTAATAGTTCCAGTACCCGGTGAATAAGTGGCAAAAGAACCATCACCTCTTACATATTGAGCAGTAGTTCCACCTAAATCTAAAGTATCAGCTGTCAACTCAGTTGTTGTATTACTTGTTCTAAGTAAAGATCCAATTATAGCATTACTACTATTTCTAACAATAAAACCTAAATTGTCACCTGGTTTAGTTATTACACTACCAAGAAAAATATTGGCAGTTGAACTTGTAGAATAAAAATGCGTTGCAGTTATTTGATCACTACTTGTGATCGTTCCTCCAACGGTTAAACTGTTCGTTCCATTAATAACTAAATTACCAGTCATAGTATCACCAGCAACTAAAACATATCTATCATCTACAATTGGAGGTACATCAACCCAAGTTGGCGCGGCATTACCATTTGATTTTAATACCTGCCCAGTTGTACCGTGAGATGTACTAAAAAGTATAGCCCCAGTAGAATGAACGTCAAGTATTCCATTTATATTAGATAATGATGCCATTTATTTGTTTTAAAGTTCTGCCCAATAAGTTACAGTTCCTCTTGTTGTATAAGTAGTTCCTGCAAAAGAACCATCATATTTATTCATACCTATTTGGTTTTGAGCAGTGTAATGATAAATAGAAAGTGACTGGCCTATTGTTGGAATGTTTCCATAACCTACAACAGTTTTAACACCATTACCACTTGCTATAGCTACAGGTAAATTGTTTATTATAACAGTTCCTGATGCTGTACCTAAATTACTTATTGTAAATTCAAAAGATACTGTAACAACTTTTCCAACTCTTTGAAAGTAACCTATAGATGAATAAGCAGGAAACCCTGCACCACCACTTGATGTTACACTTGGGACCCATGATCCGCTTTGATAAAAATCTAATTTATTTGAACTACCAGTTCCGCCTAATAAAATTCCTTCAGAAGCGTAAAATTCACCACCACTTCCAAATGAAAACTTTATACCTGACTCAGCATCGGTTCCGTATTGAGTTTTTATTTGAATTTCAGCTATTCCATTAGAAGTTGTACCACTTTTTGTGTACCAATTAAATCTACTTTGAGCATAAGCTCCACTAGCTGGAGCACCTCTAAGAACTAATACTTTCTGAGGTGGGTATGTATCATGATCTCTAAAATCTTGGTAGCCAAAAAATCCAGTTCCGTAAACATCTAAAGAATTAGTTCCTTCTGGCTCGTGAATCTTGCTTGCAACAAAATCATAACCAATACCCACCCTGCTTTGTTTACTAGTTGTAAGAGAGCCCTTGATGATCATCTTTGTATCATCAGCAGATAATTGAGAACCATCATCTTGATGTTTAGCCATAAATACTAAATCCATTTTACCGGGGCCATTTACAGCTTCTACACCAATTGCAGCTCTACCTCTTCTTATAGCACTTACACTTGTATATCCAGTAAAACTTATACCCTGATAATCACCAGCTGCCATATCTGTTTGAGTACCTACAATTAAACCTGTATTTTGTATTTCTCCTTGTGAAGATTTACCACCTCTTAAATATGCACTAGGTGCTGTATCACTGTTTGATTTTACGTCTAATTTAAACTCAGGCGAAGTCGTCCCTATACCTACATTTCCTCCGTTTGGTTGTAAGTTTAAAGGATATGGTACAGCTAAATTATTATCACTTGCTTGAATATATGCTCCATAATCACCACTAACTGTATTTAAACCTAAATTTAATTGGTTACCTAAACTGCTTGTTACTTGTATAGCAGAATTAGATGTAGTTCCTGATGTTGGTAGTTCAGCAGCAGTATAATCTATACTTAATTTACCCTCTATTGCACCTCCTCCAATTCCTACGTTTCCTGAAGTATTTATTGTAAAAGGTTGAGTATATGTTATAGCATTACCCGCTGTTCCGCTTACTGCTTGTCTAAAAGTTAATTCTTGTGATGAACCACCTACTTGTAAAACTGCTGCTGGAGCTGTTGTTTTATATTTCCATCCGAGATTATAATAAGCGTTTGAATTTACATAAGTTGCACCAGCATAACCCCATATTCCACCATTACCTTTTAAATCCAATGAAGCAGACGTCCCTAATGTATGTGCAAAAGGTGTTACTCCAACTCCTACGTTTCCAGAACTGTCTATGGTCATTCTTGTACTATTGTTAGCCGTAAAAAGTAAAGAATTATTACTATTGTTATAAGCTACTTGACCAATACGTCCATTATCAGAATCACCAAAATGCAGTCCTGCATAACCAGAACTTCCAGAAGTTATTGTTATAGAAGCGTGGTTTGATGTTGATGCGTTATTTTGAACATTTAAGTAACTATTAAAATAAGACGGCTGTGTTCCTGTTGCAGTTCCAATATTAACAATTCCAGAACTGTCTATACGCATTCTTTCTGTTAAAGTAGAAGTTGCTCCTGCTGATACACTTGCAGCATTATACCAAATATGTAATCCGTCTGATTGTCTATATTGTGCTGATTCCCCAGTTACAATAGCTTTATTAGTTCCAGTTGCATCTACTCTAACATTACTACTTACATAAGTATTTAATGAATTTGTAAAAGCGCTAAAACTTGCACCTTGACCAATTCTTAATGCTCTAATACTTGAAAGATAAGTTCCTGGTGTCGCTGCTATTCCTACGTTGCCTGATTCTAGAATAATCATTCGTTGTGAACCGTTAACTCTAAAATCTATTTGTAAATTATCTGCTAGATAAATACCAGCGTTAGCAAGAGCTGTGGAATAAATTGCTACACCAGCTGAATCACTATATAAATAACCAGTTTTTCTACCACCATCATTTCTCCAGGTAATGGTACCTGTTGACCCACTTCCAGAAACTTGTAGTTTAGCAGTTCCATAATCAACACTACCTTGATTGATTAATGCGGCTCCGTCTGTTGTTAAAACGAGTTTATTATTTATATTAGATAAATTAGCCATATTTTATTTTAATTCATTACTACTGTTGCGTCGTTTTGCCCAAATCCTAAATCAATTGTAATACCTATTTTTTGTGTATTTAAATTATTAGGCGTTATAGTACATTTTATAGAAGTATCAGTCGTAGCTTGTGCGAAAACAGGTGTAAAATCAACTGTTGTATCTGGACCAGTATCTATTATTTTAAAAACCACAGGATCTACTCCAAATTGTTTTACGACTGTATATTTTTTAGCAATAGAACAAGTATTACTTGTATCACTTGTTAGCATAACATCAAACACCATGGCACCACTAGTAGCTCTATCAATAGTGAATGCTACACTACCACCACTTACAGATGTAAACAGTTTAGTAAAAGTACCGCCTTTTTTAGTACCACCACCACCACCACTGTGGCCATCGGTTATAGCTGTAATATGACCATTACCATCTACAGTTACATCTGCCATTTTATAAGTTCCAGCGTTTCCACTATTATCTGTTAATACAGCTTTATGACTTACGGTGACTGTTGCAGAAGAACCACCACCTTCTATTGGGGATGTAGTATTTACAGTTTCTACACCTTTATCATTAGGTGGAATACTCATAACACCTGTTCCATTTAAGAAATAACCCGTACTACCTGTTCCAGCAGCCGGAGCAGGAACATAACCTGCAGTACCAACAGCAGCTGTAGCACCAGGAGCAGATCCAGCCGTAAAATTAACTGGTGAAGGTAACGTAATAGTTTTTAATTGAGTTTGAGTTACGTGACCTGTTGAATTAGTTGTTAATTCATCATAAACCTCAATATCTGCTCCAAAAGCAGGTGATGAACTGTCTGTATCACTTGTTCTATTTGTAGCATCATGAGTTATAGTTAATGTACCACTTGACTCGCCAGTTGTAATATATGTACCACCGGTAAATGTAGCTGTAGCACCAGTAGTTATTGATGTTGTGTTAGTTCCATCACCTAACAACCAACCAGCATAATTATCAAAAGGTAAACTAGATATTGGAGCTTTTTTAATTTGATTAATAGTTGATGGTGCTAGTGTTGCAATATCATTAAACCATATTTGATCTGTTGTTAATATAGGTTCTGTTGCAGCTGTTGCTGTTAATATAGCATTGTCAGTACCTGCATAATCTATAGCTATACTACCAGTTGTTATAATTCCTGTAGCAGGGTTTGTTATTAAACCATCACCACTATCTACTTCTGTTACTGTACCTGTAGTAGGTGTTTCCCAAGTAGGTGGGGTTCCTGCAGCACCGCTTGATGTTAATACTTTTGTTCCATCACCATAACTAAAAGCAGAACCACCCCATAAACCTAAACCTTCAACTAAGTTTAATTCTTTATTAACTTTTAAATCACCACTAACCAATGTATTATTAGTTGCGCCTCCACCTAGTGTTGTTTCTCCTTCTACTGTAAAGTTCCCTGTTCCTCCTGCACCTATAGTAACTACAGTTGCATTATCAGATATAAGACCAGTACCTAAAGTATTTGTTCCTGTCCATAAAGCTACTTTTTCTGCAGCACCTGTACCTGTAATATCAGATGTCATATCTAATTTTTGCCAAGCATCTGTAGTAGAACCATTAGCTACATATATAACCCAGTCACCTACAGCCCACTCATTTGGTGTTGAGGCTGCTGACCAAGGCACGGCAGCGTTAGGTTCTGCTTTACCAATAGTATTACATATATAAAAATGACCATTAACTTTATTAGAAGCTGTAGTTAAAGAAGCAGCCGTACCTGCTGTGGCACCTGTAATAATACCACCTGGAGGTGACATTGTTAAAGTTATACCATTAGCTATTGTAATTGCAGTATCTAATGTAACTGCTGTACCTGTTATAGCATCTATTCTTACAGTACCTGTTATACCTGTACCTTCAACCACAGTACCTTTAACAAGGTTAGCATCAGCGGTAGTAATAACAAGAGATGTGCTTGCTGATACCGCTCCATTTGCAACTGCGGTAGTAGATGCAGCCCATGTTCCTTCATAAGCTAAACCTGTTGTAGCACTTATCTGTCCTTGTAATTTAGCCATACCAGATAATATTGTATCTGTAGCTGTAATAGCAGATGATGTAGGTGTTGGTAAATTAGTTAAGTATTTTGATGTAGCAACTGTACTAGGTATAAAACTAGGCATACGTACATTACCACCTGATGTATAAATATCTAAAGTTGATGCAGCAAAATTTAATGTAGCTCCAGCGCCTAAAGCTGTTGTTGTAGCTGCACTTAAAGTAAAAGTACTACCACTTACAGAAGCAACTGTTGTACCAGCTGTTATTACACCAGTACCTGAAGCAACTGATACCACTTGTCCTACGACTGGATAAACTATACTATTATTTTCTCCAGCACCATCTTGAAATTCTACAGCAACTCCAGTTCCTGATTGAGCTTTTACAGTACCTGATGTAGCTGGATAAGATATAACATCGTTAACAGGTGAAATATCTCCTGCAGTTTCCAATGCTTTAGCTTGACTAGCAACACCTCTAAAATCTGCATCTACTTTATTTGTATCTACTATAAATTTAGTAGCTGTACCTGTACTTGTTATATCTAAAGTACCTGTTATAGTAGCCTCTGTTGCTCCTGCATTTTGTTTTATTATTGAATCACCTAATGTTGTTGTAGTTGCAAACATAGGTAAAGTATATTGTGTACCGTTAACTTCTGGTATAAAAGGTAAGTTTTGTATTAAAGTTTTACTTACTGTTCCAGAAGCAACACTAGCATCACTAAACCACACAAAATCTGCAGTTACGTCTATTGTGTTTTGAGTTGCAGCTTCTAGTATAGCATTATCTGCACCTTCATAATCTATGTTAACAACTGGATCTACCGAAGTACCTGATAAAAGAATTCCTTTACCAGCAGATACACTTTCAACAAATCCCCATGTTGTTATGTCTGTCCATGTAGAATCACCACTAGCACCTCCGGATGTTAATACATTTCCAGTAGAACCATAATTTGGATTAGCTCCTCCAGCTAAACCTATTTTATCTTTAAACCATAAATCTGCATTAGCGGTTAAAAGACCTGTAGATTTTATTGTACTACCTTGTATTAAACCAGAAACATCTAATCTAACACCTGAGTCAGCAGCACTTTTACCTATAGCAACTTGGTCATCAGCATCGGTTGCTCCTACGTTTGTATTTATTAAGTTATCGTTAGTTTGACCTTTAACATTAAAAGTATGAGCACCACCTGCGTTATTAATTTGTAAACCACCTTCAATAATGTTCGATACTGTTGTGCCATTTACAGTTAACTTATCTGTTACTGTTAAATCATCTGCTATAGTTACACTATTAGCTAAAGATAAATTTAACAATGTTCCACCCGCTGTTGTATCTGTGTTTATATTTTTAATTCCACCTACTGTTTTACCTACTATAGCAAATGTTTCTGAATTTAAATCTACAGAACCTATAACACTTCCAGAATCACCTCTAAAATCTAAATCTTCACCTGTTATTTCTTGTTGAACAAATGCGGTCGTTGCAATTGTTGTGTTATTTGTACCTGTTGGTTGAGTTACGGCTGTAACATTATTACTTGTATTACCATCAGAAGTACCAGCTATTGAAGAACCAACCTTTACAATACCTGTTAGGTTACCTGCAAAGTCAACTGATTGTATACTTACAAAATTTACACCAGTACCGGAAGATATAGTCATGGTTCCATCTGTAAAAGAACCAAATGTAGCAGAACCTGTACCGTTTATAAACGAAAGGTTTTGTATTGGTTGATTAACTGGGTTAGAAGGGTCAGTTAAATCTTGAGCATTGCTACTTATTTTCAATACAGCACCTAAACCTGCAGCTCCACCAGCTACAATGTCTACGATGCTTTGTATTGTGAAATTTTTTGTCGGTTTATCCGCTTGATTAACGTCTGTTCCTAAAACTAAATCATCAGCTGTAGGCTGTACGGTGGGATATGAATATATTATTGCCATTTTATATTAGTTTAGAAATTTGTATGGTTGCTATTGAAGGAGCCGTTGCTGTAGGAAGTATAGCAGCATTAATAGGGTTAGAGTTTTTAACTAAACCTCCTTCATCTACACCATTTCTTGCCATTTGGAAGTTAAAGTATGTATTTACTTTAGTTATGTTTACCGTTATCGGTATAATAAGAGGTACTGGTTTGTATGTACCTTCAAATTTTTCATTATATACTACAGTTGGACCAACTTGTGTTGTATTATCCTGTAATGTTCTAAATATTAAGTATGGTACAGCATTTGCATCAGCTATAACACCCACTGAATACGTTAAAGTTATTTGATATGTACCTGTTTTGTTAAATAATACCTTGTCACCAGCTGTAGCTGTGCCTCCACCTTGTAATAATTGTACATTACTACCTGACGTGCCTGTTGGAGCGCCGAATCGTATACTATATGCTGTGTTATTTGCCGATGCTTGTGATGCAACAGCCGAGGAAGAGGAAAATTGTTCGATATATTGCTGATCAACTAGTGTTTTTACGTCTTTCAGAGTATATTGACATGTCGGATTACCTACTACTGGGTTTCCTGCTGAATCTATTATGTTAGATCCAAGCACTTTGTCACCAAGTTCGGGAGTTAATGTAGGGTATGAGTAGATTATTGCCATTTTTTATTTTTATTTTTGCATTATTCTTAAGCGGGCTTTTTGTGAAGCGCACTATGGTTAGTAATATCACACATTTTTAGCAAGGTTTACTCTTATATGTATAGCTATGTTTTAATAGTGTGACACTAGCCTGTTACTATACTACCTTAATAGGCTTATGTCACTAAAAAAAGTTATTGGTTATATAGAAGTGTAGCATACCCCCCCCTCTCCTAACACCATTTCTCCCACAAAAAATCGTTTTAGATCTTAGGGCCCCCTACATTTTTAGATTTTATTTGATTTTGTTTTACGTTTTTGTTTTATTTATATACATTTGATTTACATTTCACATATTCACTACAAACATAATACATACTCACTTGGATAATATAAATGTAACAAATAAATAATAACAATATGAACTATACACAATTACAATTACTACTAATGAATGATGAACTTCACTACAATGAATCAAACAAATCAGAATTTATATTATATGAAAATACATGTTATGATTTTAATGATACACTCAAAATACTAAATGATAATAATATTAAATATACAATAGAAACTGATGAATTAAATTTAGATACTATATTAATATAACTAACTAATTAAATATAAAATGTAATATATGTTGCACTCACGTGCTATAAGTATAAAAATGCGAACAAGTAAAATGTCACTATGGTATACAAGTGTGTTCGATTCACACTGTGACAACTAATCTTAAATAAAATAAAAATGGAAAATAATGAATATTTCTTTAATGTAAACACTAGTATTTCAATAAAAAATACTATTTCCGAACTAAATCAATACTTAAATGGTAATATTACTAAAACCATTTTAAAAAAATCTTTAACAAAACTAATAAATAAAATTTAATAATATGATATACACTTTAAATACACATTACGCTAAAGATATTGATCTCACTTGGGCAATACTCAGACAAATGAGTGATGAACTAACAAGAGCAGACGTAGAAGGCATAATTTTAACTCACAAAATTAATTCAATATAATATGGAAACTTTTACAATGAAAGAAATAGAAACTATGTTAAAAATGGAAGAAGCGATCAACGCTGTTCATAATCACGAGTTGTATCACCATACAATAACTGATAACACTTCACTAATACTATCAATAATAAATACTATAGCGATAATATACGTAGTTTACAAATTAAATACGAACACTAATGGATAATAATAATATGAATAAACAATTTAAAGACTATCCCGCTTCAGAAATCAAAGCAAAGTTACAACAATGTCTTGACTATGAAGCAAAATACGGTGAAATACCACAAGTTACTGCTGTCAAAAAATGGTGTCAAAGCTATGAGTATCGCAAGAACGAGTGGCAATGGCGACAAAATGTAGCTAAATCAATCAATTTTAACACAGATTACACTAAACCTTATTACAATGAGTAAAACTAAATGGCAACTCGAACAAGAAGCGCTTGAAAATGCGTTCGCTAGACGACTACTAGTCGAGTATAATATCAAAGAAGTTACAACACAAAGACAAGCTAAAAATGGTACAAGAGAATTTGAATTTCCTGTTCCAACTGTCACCCAAAACTTACTACAAAAGTAAAGGTAATTTAAGATTAGCAGTGTTTCAAAGTCTGGTTATGTAAGAAAACAAAATGGCACTTACTCACCATATCAACTAAATCCAACAATACAAGCAGAACAGAAGAACTACTGTTTTTAACTGAAAATGGTAAACTTAGAAACTAATTTATATAGGTATAGCTAGAGCTCAAATATGGTCTCACTTGCTAGAATGAAATTTATGTTAGAATATTACTTAAAAAACTACTTTTATGGTAAATTATAATACAAACTAAATACGATAACTAACGGATAATAATTATATATGAAAAAAATCAAATTCAATCAAGAAACAGGTAATGCTATTATCGAAACAGATAATGGCTACAAAGCTCTAACTAGACTACATCAAAACACAGAATACACAGATTACTTAAACTGGTATACTATAAATGATAGAATCTATGTGTAGTAACATGCAAGAACTAAAGCAATATGTTGCAAATAAGCGTAAAAAACGTGGTTTTCAACACTATGAGCTAAACAAAGTGCACGGTACTTGCCAACCATTTACCGATCGCGAGTACAAACAGGTAAAAATATACCAAAAATCTAACTATAGTAAGCGTAAAAAGCATGTTTACACTGGTTATTGGCGCGAGTATACGCAAAAATATACTGTAAATCAACTAAAATTAATAAATAAAGTATGAGTAAAATGAAAATTATAGATGAAATAGCAGACGCTCAAGTCTCTTACATCAAAGAAACATTATATGATTCTGTTCAGTGGGCTATTGACGGATCAGATTTAGATCACGACAAGCTAAATGGTGATGAATATAATCAACTAATGCACATGATTATGTGTGCTACAATAGAAAAATTACATACAGGATTAGAAGAGTATGAAGAGTAAAAGAAGACATAAGCATGTTAAACTACTTAAAATAACTAAGTATGAAGCTGAAAGGCTTGAAGTAGAGTATTACAGACGTTATAATTTACAAACTAAATACAAACATAATTGGATAATATAATATGAAATGTAAATGTAACAATAAAATACCAGCAGGCAGACTAGCACTAGGTTATTCAACCTGTGTAAACTGTAGCGAAACAAAGCAATATAGTTATATTCCTATTATTGCAAACAAACAAGTACTAGAAGTACAAATAGTAAGTCAAGAACTAAGTGACAGAGTTCACAGATCTTGGCGTAGAAAGTAAAAAGTAGCCAGACGAGTAGCTTAACAGGTAAGAAATAGGAGACAATATATGTATGTGGTGCCGAACCAGGAAGTGTATTACATATTGCGTCACACTAACTTACACATAAGTGAATAGCTGGCAGAGAGACGGCGGCATACAGGTCACGTTAGGCGATTACCGGGGCATTAGCTCGATCGTGGTGCGTCAAAACAGAAAGTGTGGATAAATGATAATACTAGTTAACTACCTGTCCACAACTGGTGTCTCTCATAAGGGAGTGATAAGGTAAGATCTTGAAACAGTAACGCACCGAATAGCTTATGGCAAACAACTGATTAAGATAACGGCGGTTCGACTCCGCCCACTTCCACTAACATTAAATAATTAAATATGGCAAATATGAGTTATTGCAGGTTTGAAAATACTGCAAGAGATTTAGAAGACTGTGTTATCGCTCTTCAAAACAATGACTTAAATGAATACATGAGTGTTCATGAAGTTAATGGTTTAGCTGAACTACAACTATTAGCGATGGATATTGTAGCAATGCAAGATCACATTGGTGATATAATAGACAAAGAAAGACAAAGATTTGAAGCACACGAACTTACAAACTAAATACAAATTAACACGGATAATATAAATATGAGATTAAAAACAATTTATGACAGACTAAAACCAGGTTTTAAGTTGTCACTGCAAACAAATGCTAGAAAATATTCTAGCGCTAAAAGACTTAAGTATGCACTTATGTCTGAAACATCATGGTATGACTTAACTGTAAGTCAAATATCTGATATATCAGTATACTGTGACATAAAAACTTACAATTTATCTGCTCAAGATATAATGTATGGTAACTCTATAATTAACAAATAATATGGAAAAAGATATACAAAACAGAGCACATGACAAAGCTTTTGCTACTATTTACTCACTAGACAATGACATTAGCAGGTTAAAGCAAGAAATAAAAGAAGATATATCACCTTTTATAACAGTAGAACAACTACAAGGTGTGTTAGATCACACTAAAAGACAGCGTGAAGTATGGGATTACATAGCTTCATTAATAGAAAAAGATCACGAAAAAATAGATTACTTAGATTATGAACAACAAAACACAATTACCTAAATGGTTCAATGGAACAACTTACAAAGACGGAGATACAGTAGAAAACCGTTTTTCAGGCGAAACATACAAGCTAACAAACTTAGAACTAAGCATGTATGACTTTATAATGGGTGCAACTATGACTTTAGAAATGTCAGGAATATTTAATCCTAACTCTGTTGCTATTCAAAAAGACCTTAGAAAAGGTTTAGATTGGTTTAGAAAACACAATATAAAAGCTTATATGGTTTTATTAGACTAAAAAATGCGGCGTGGAGCAGTGGTCAGCTCGTCGGGCTCATAACCCGAAGGTCGGTAGTTCGAATCTATCCGCCGCAACTAACATTAATAATTAAATATGAATAAATTAAAAGACAAGTTTACACCTCATTTTAAAGTGAGTGTGTTCAAGTCTATGATCAGAGTCATGGGCTTTAGTATCCTAATGTCATCTATACCATTAGGCGTAGTAGTATTAATAATCGCTGAAATAGTCAGCATAGGTGAAGAATTAGTATAATGAGTACAAGAAACATGACAATGGTCGTTGATAGATCATACGCAGAAGATCACGAAGCAGGTTTTGCACTTAAACCTCAACTTGTTAGTGACAAATCTTATATTCACATGTATCTACACCATGATGGCTATCCTGAGTGGAGAGGTATAGAGCTTGCAAACTGGATTAATCACATGCAAGAATATAGAGGTTTTAAAAACTTTGGTGATGGCTCAAGAATAGCATCACATTTAGTATACGACTTTCATTACAATAGTCAATACTTATATCCTAATGTTGACTCTGTAGATCATGAGTACACGTGGATTATATGGACAGGTAAGTCTGACGTATGGTTAAGCGCTTATAATCAGTACAATAACGTATGTGAATTTGTCGGTACACCTGACAAACTTATACACAGGTATAAGCAAAGAAACATGGGTTATACTGACTGGACTGAAAAGTTTTTAGTAGAAACTGATGCAGTAAATAGAACTAAAATTACAAACTAAATACGATAGACAATGGATAATAATAATATGTTTAAACAAGATATAATTATGGATATAGGTAACCTTACAGGTGGTGTTAAATCACATATGGACGGTGAAAAATACACGTTAAAACAAATGTTAGTACGTATTGAAACGTTAGAAGAACAACTATCTGATGTAAGATACTTTTTAGCTAATCCTAAAAAATTAAATTACTAATGACAGAAAGACAATATCAAAAACTATTAGATAGAATTAAATTCGATCTATATCAGGAATTTATTAACCCTGAAACAGCAACTTATGGTGTTAAATACGTAGAAGACGAGCCTATATATGAAGGTAAATTGTCTGAACGTGAAATACTACAAGATGAACTCGGCAGATTATGTACACTTCAAAACAAATTTATTGATGATGAAGAGTATGAAAAAGCTGAGATAATGAAAAATAAAATAACTAAAATTCAAAATAAAATAGATAAATTATGATTAAACCAATGCTCGCATACAAAGTAGACAAAAAACCTGTCGACTGGTCCGAGAAAGTATACATTCAACCTAAGCTTGACGGCGTAAGGTGTGTTATATACGTCGACGACAAAGAAAACATCAGATGTTTCTCACGTACAGGTAAAGAATTTCACAATCTTGAACACATTAAACTATCGTTAAACAAATTTTTCTTTGACTATGCTAATGTAGATGTCGTACTCGACGGTGAATTATACAACCATGATCTTAAAGATGACTTTCGAAAAGATTATATCATTAGTTAGAAAACAAAAACCAACTGATGCTGATAAAGCTGAAGCTGAGAGGCTAATACAGTTTCATTGCTATGATTATATAGAAACAGTTATGGACAAGCCTTACAGTTACAGATCTGATCAACTAGCTTGTTCTGATATGTACAACTATGTATCAAATACGTAGAAACTACTCTAGTTAATTCTAAAGACTCTGCAAAATTAAGACATCAGTATAATCTAAATAACGGTTACGAAGGCTCTATACTACGTCTAGACAAACCTTATCAGCAAAAACGATCTTACAACTTACAAAAGTTTAAAGACTTTAATGACACCGAAGCTACAATTATAGGTTACGAAATCGGCAAAGGTAAACGTGAAGGTACTCTTGGCAAGTTTCTAATGCAAGATGATGATGGTATAGAGTTTGGTTGTCCTCCAGGTAAAGGCTACAACTACAAAGATCTAGCTAATATACTTAAAAATATTCATGACTACATAGGCAAACGAGCTACGTTTACTTATTTCGAACGTACTCAGTACGGTAGTTACAGACACCCATTGTTTAAAACTATTCGTAACTATGAGTAAGCTAGTATGGCAATTGTATAACGACAATATGATCAGCATAGAAGTTGCCAATATGCTACTTGATCAACATTATAACAGAGTAAATAAGACATGAATATATTTTATTTACACCCTGACCCTTATGAAGCTGCCGCTTATCATTATGACAAACATAAAGTTAAGATGATACTCGAAGCAGCACAAATGCTATGTACCGCTCATCGCATGTATAACCTCGATTATGAATGTGAGGATATACCTTATAAGAAAGCGCATGTAAATCATCCGTCTACCATATGGGCTAGACAGTCTGGTCAAAACTATTATTGGCTATACCATTACATGCTTGCACTTGGCGATGAGTATACTAAGCGTTATGGTAAAATACATATGAGTATTACTAAATGTAAAAAACCATTAGCTAAATATCCAGGTGGTATATTACATACCGGTTTTACACAACCGCCACAATGTATGCCTGATGAATATAAAGTTGAAGGTAATTCTGTTAAAGCTTATTGGAATTACTATATTAATGATAAGAAAACTATAATTAATAAAAATGAAAAACCTTATACTAAGTACCCTTTTGACTGTGACCGCTACGATATATCACGCAACACCGTCTCAGACAGACAGTACGCCTGATAGAACAGCTACAAATTTTAAAATCAATATGAACAACCCTGAGATACACAGAATAATTGCTGTATCTCGGGATCTTGAAGCTAAAGGTTTTAAAATGAATACTGTAGTTGTTGTTAGCAATGCAGGTGATATGAATGGCCTTTGGGTCATAAGAGATAGAATGAATAAAAGATGGACTAACAGAATAGACTTCCTGGTCGACGAGACAATGAAGGGAGGTAAATGGACTAATGTTAAAATTAAATTATATGAGTACAAGTAAACAAATAAAGCATTTAATAAAAACTAATGTTTTTAACATTTCAGATAAAGTTAAAGCATTTCAAAAACCTAAACGTGACAATAGGTCTAAGACTAAAAGAGTAAGAGGCTAATGTCACATTACGTAACAATACCGCGTTATTTATATTATTTAAACAAGAGGCGGATTGTATACAGACGTAATCCAATAACAGATAAACCTACATTAGAGTTTGAGTACGGTAAATTTTATGAAGAAGGTACTTATGAATGTTATGATCTGTTTCGTAGTAAAGCTAAAATTACTACATACAAATCATTAAAATGGCATTTGTTAGTCTTGTGGTATTTAAACCCACAACTAGACATGAATGAGTTTACAAAGCTTGCGGAAACAATAGCTAATTATAATTATGGATTTATTGCGTTTGATATACCTCCAGAATTACTTAAAAGAATAATATATGATGTAAGTATGTGTGATCTTGAAGAACCCCCTAAAAATAAATTAAGAAAAGTTATATTTAATGACAATTGCCCTTTAGATCTGTCACAAAAACTAACGATCGTAGGTCAATTAATAGGTAGATCAAAAAGAATACACGAAGATGATATTTATCAATGCATGTTAGATATAAATGACATGGGTAAAAGAATAACTATAAACAGACTTGCAGGCCTATTAGATTGTTCTGCTAGAACTATACATAGAAATATGAGCTATGAACTTAAAAAAGAAAAAGAACTTTTAAATCAAGAAAATGAAAAAATATAATATACCTAACTATATTCGTTATAAAAATGATTTGTTAATACAATTAAAAAAGATAGAGGATATTGATATTCAATATTTAAGTCAAGAACAATTGCAATGGAAGTTTATGCTTTTAGTAGAAAACATAGCTCGTAAATTTTCTACAACACAACAAGCATCAGGTGTAATGAGTATTAATGATCTTATACAAGAAGGTAATTTAAGCTTAACTAAAGCTATTAGAAAAATAGACTGGGTAAGATTAGGTGAATCAAACGATCAAGAAAAAACATTAAAATCATTTTTATCTAAACGTATTAAAGGTGGCATAAGACGTGCTGTTGATACAAACAGAGGAGACATAAGAATACCTGAGCACAAACTTAATGAAATACGCAAAAACAACGGTAAAGATCAAAAGATGGTTGCTATGTTTTTTAATAGTATGTTTTTATCTATTGATGACAAACCCAAACATGCAGATGATGAAGAGTCTATGATCTATCAAATTGCAGATAAATCAGAGCCTTATAATATAGGTTTATTAAACGTTTATTTAACTGGTTTATTAAAAACTCATTTAAACGAAAAAGAATATGAGGTCTTAAGATTAAGCTATGGATTAGACTGTGAAAAACATTCGGCTAATAAAATTGCAGACATTTTAAAGATCGAAGGAAGCAGTGCTTATGTACGTGTTTCAGAGCTTAAAAAACAAGCTGTAGATAAACTAATTGATAACGTAGATCACTCGCAAGTGCTTGACTACCTGTAGTTTACTCTTGTAAAACTTAAATTTAACATGTAATTATATAACTATGACCTTAAACCAAAAGCTGGCTACGATCCAGACAAAATTTAAATCGAAGAAAAGTAGATTTAACTCATTCGGCAAATATTACTTCCGCTCCGCCGAAGACATCCTTGAAGCAACAAAACCCTATTTATTAGAATTAGGAGTAACAGTAACAATTAATGAAAACTTAGTTGAGACTAGTCCTGTGCCTATTATTGAAAGTTGTGCTACTATATCTGATGGAGAAAATACAATACCTGCTACAGCGTTAGTTGGTGTTGATCTTAATCAAAAAGGTATGCAGACACCACAACAGTTCGGTACTGCTTCAAGTTATGGGAAGAAATATGCATTAGGTAACTTATTCCTAATTGATGATACCAAAGATGCTGATGCAACCAATGGTTTACCTATGAACAAAGCAGCTATACAAAAAGCTAAAGACTTTGTACAAGCCGGTGGAAAGCTCGATGCTATCAAAAAGAAATATAATGTAACTCCTGAAATAGAAAAACAAATAACATTATAGTATGACTAAACAAGAGGTGTTAGATAAGCTTAAAATTGATGAGCATTACTATGGCGACTTTGGTAAACAATACCTTAGTAACTCAGACATATCAGCTTTGTTAAACAACCCTTTAGCACTTGGACAACAGTCACCACCATCGGCTGCATTTTTAGTCGGTGGTTATTTTCACACAGCTATACTAGAGCCAAACAAGCTTGAAAAGTATAAGGTTGTGAAATCGTCTACTAGAAATACTAAAGCTTATAAAGATATAGCTGGAGGAGAGTTATGTCTACTACAACATGAAGTTGACTCTATAGAATTAATGAGAGACAAGATCATGAGTAATGATGTATGTAAAAGTTTAATAACAGGTAACGTTGAATATGAACAACCTGGTATTACAGAACTTGAAGGACAAATGTGGAAAGGTAAAGCTGACATAGTTAATCACGATGAAAAGTTAATCATTGATTTGAAGACTACAGCCGATCTTACTAAATTTAGATACTCAGCTTCTAAATACAATTACGATAGTCAAGCTTTTATTTATAGTAGCTTATTTGGTTATGAATTTATGTTTATTGTTATAGACAAAAAAACACATCAAATAGGTATTTATGACTGTTCACCTCAGTTTTATGAAACTGGGCAGGACAAGGTTAAAAGAGCCTGTGAGGCTTACGATCTGTTTTATAAGACAGACAGTTTCGATCCGAAACAATATTTTATTAGTAAAACCCTTTAATTTTATTTTATTATGGCAAGAAAAAGAAAAGTAACAACAAAACAATGTGCAATGACTGGAATGAACTTTCCTGTAACTGAATTTTACAAGAACAATACAACTGTAGATGGCTTGCACCCATATGCTAAGAAAGCAGATAATTTCAGAAGAAGAACTGGTGTAAATGCAGCAGATCTTAGAACTATGTTCACAAACCTATTTAATACAACAGCATAATGGCATTAATATTAGCAGCAAGCATTAACCTAAATGAAATACCTAAAGACAAGATCATCATTGGTAAGAAAGGTAAATACTTACCTATCAGTATTACTCTTAACGATGAGCTTGATCAGTTCGGTAATCAGGGTCCAGTCATTGTATCGCAAAGTAAAGAAGAACGTACAGCGAAAGAAGCAAAGACATACTTAGGTAATGTAAAATTAGTATGGACCAACGGAGAAGTTAAAAAGTTCGATAACCCACAGCAGCAAGCAGCACCGCCTGTAGCAGCTGCAGCAATCGAAGATGATTTACCATTTTAAATAGTAATACATGCAAGTAAACAACACGGAGATTAATGGATTTTTAATCGACCAGTTTAACCAACATAAACTAGATGTAGGAAAAACGCAGGGGATTTGTCCCCTGTGTTCACATGATAGGAAACCTAAAAATCAAAAGGCTAAATGTGCTAGTTATGATTGGGAACGTGGTTTGGGTACTTGTCATCATTGTGATTCATCATTTCAATTACATACGTATCAACGTAAAGGATCGTCTGAGAAGACATATATACGTCCTGATTCGTTAAACGTTGTAGACCCAAAACAAATAACGTCTAAGGTCTTTAAATGGTTTGAGTCACGTGGAATATCTCAGTCAACCCTCGACGATCTTATGGTCACAGAGGGTCCTGAGTTTATGCCACAGACCGGCAAGTCCGAGAATACAATTCAGTTTAATTATATAATGGGTGATGAGCTTATCAATGTTAAATACAGAGATGGCCGTAAAAACTTTAAGTTATATAAAGGTGCTGAAAAAGTATTTTATAATATAAATAGTATAATAGGTTATAAAGAGTGTGTTATAACTGAAGGTGAGATGGATGTACTAGCTTTACATGAAGCTGGAATTAAAAACGCTATATCTGTACCTAATGGTGCGACGTTAAATTCTAACAACTTAGATTATTTAGATAACTGTATAGATTATTTTGAAGATAAAGAAAAAATAATACTTGCAGTTGATAATGATGAACCTGGTCAAGCTTTACAACAAGAGTTAATAAGACGTCTTGGTGCTGAAGTTTGTTTCTTAGCAACTTTTGAAGAATGTAAGGATGCAAATGATTACTTAATTAAATACGGTAAAGAAGCTTTGTCTGAGCGTATTATAAAATCAAGACCTGTTCCATTAGAAAACGTCACAACATTTAAAGATATAGAAGATGAAATTACAGACTTTGTTAAAAATGGCTTCAAGCGTGGGTATCAAATTGGCATACCTAACTTTGACAATATTTTTAGTACTTATACTGGCCAGTTTATCACTGTTACTGGCATACCATCTAGCGGAAAGTCAGATTTCGTTGATCAGATGGTAGTTGGTTATAATAACAATTACCAATGGAAAACAGCGTTTGCATCGCCTGAGAATGCACCTACATACTTACATGCTCATAAACTAATGAGAAAAGTTTGGCAAGACATGCCAACACGTAATGATATAGGTACAGACAAATGGAATCAAGTTGCTGATCACGTTAATGATAACTTTTTCTTTATAGACATGGAACGTTATACTCTTGAATCTGTATTGCGTAAGGGTGCTGAACTTGTTAAACGTAAAGGTATTAAATGTCTTGTTATAGATCCATTTAATAAGATTAGAGACGTTGATTGTAAGACTGAGGATGTAAATCGTTACACGATGGAATATCTAACTAAGATTGAAACCTTTGCAAAGAAATATGATGTACTAGTATTTATTGTTGCTCATCCAACTAAAATGTATAAAGATAAAGATGGAAAAATTGAAGAACCTACTATGTATAACATTAAAGGCGGTGGTGAATGGTACGATGCAAGTTATCATGGTATACTGGTCCATAGAGATTACGAGGCTAAAACAGTTAAAGCAAAAGTACTTAAAGTAAAGTTTCAAAACCTCGGTGAAAATGGAGCTGAAGCTCATTTTAAATGGGAACATAAATCAGGTTGTTTCATACCTCATCAAATGGCTGAGTTAGAAGAGGAATCAATGCCTTGGGATTAATGAGTGCGGCTTGGCGTAAGAAGAAGGTAAACATCTTGGGTCCTGAATGGACTGATGAAAATACAGAGGCATATAGATGGTGTATAAACAATGGTGTTAAAATATCTCCATGGGCAGCAAGTAATGAACAAGATAATTACTACTGGTGGATCGATGTAGAGGTTAATGGAGCTAAAAAACGATCACCATTTAAATATAATGGCAAACAATTAAACGAAAAAATATTCGAATTATATAGATTTTATTATGATAAAAACAAAATTTCAAACAGCAAGTGATGCATTTAATTATTTTTATCCAACAATAATGTTTGATGGTATAGATTTTGATAATACAAAAGCTTTATTTAACGTAGGCTTTTATATTAAAAACCCTATGGATAATCATATATTGGCTAAAAACAGAAAATGGAATCATACATATGCTGAAGCTGAATGGCAATGGTACTTGTCAGGGAATCCTAACGTAGATAAGTTAGGAGATATATATGGTAAAGTACCTGAGATATGGCAACGAATGGTTGACGGTAACAACGAGGTAAGATCTAATTATGGTCATCAATGGGAACGTAACTACCAATTAGATTATGTAGTTGCAAAGCTTAAAGATAATCCTAACACTAGACACGCAGCAATAAGTATATACGATGGTAAAGAACATCACTGGTATGCTAAAGACACGCCGTGTACTTATGCAGTTCAGTTTACAGTATTAAACAATAAGCTAAACATGTCAGTTGTGATGCGTTCTAACGACCTCTGGTACGGTTTCTGTAACGATCAATATTGTTTTTCAATGTTACAAAAATTGGTCTCAGAGAGGACAGGATATGAGATCGGTACTTATTACCATTTCGCACATAACTTACATTTGTATAACGATAAAATAACATAATATGTATTATTTATACCACATACCAGGTAAAAAGATTGGTGTTACACGTGATCTTAATACTCGTGTTACATTAATTCAGGGCTATAGCTCTAGTGAATATGAAGTTCTTGATCAGTCGGACGATATAGATTATATATCGGACAAAGAGATAGAACTTCAAAAGTCTTATGGCTATAAAGTAGATAGAAAGAAATATAAAAACCTTTTTAAGAAAATGAAAATAAACGTAACAGAACAAACTTCAACTTTTGCAGTTCCTTTAAACAAATTAAAAGGACATCTTATGGATAACATGAATATGAAATGGGATACGTCTCACGGTAAGTTCTACATAGATATGCAAACAATACAATGGATAATGGATAACGCTAAAGTTTCTATGTATAATGATAATAGATCTTATATATATAATAAAGCTTTTGCAGAGTATTTTAAAACTAATATAATCATGGAAATACCAGACTATAATAAAAGTCAGGTAATGTTTGATAAAATTAGAACTTGGGCACACGATAGAGGCTTGTATAAAGAAGGAAATACTATGACTCAATATGTTAAGCTACAAGAAGAAGCTGGTGAGTTAGCTAAAGCTTTATTAAAAGATGATCAACCAGAAGTTATTGATGCTATTGGTGATATGGTTGTGGTCTTAACTAACTTAGCTCATCAACGAGGTGTTTATATTGAAACATGTATACAATCTGCATATGAAGTTATAAACGAAAGAACAGGTAAAATGATTAACGGAACATTTGTAAAAGATGAAGATTAAAACAGAAGATAAGATAGTACAGGCAGTACTAAGGAAGATGGACCAACGTAGTTTAATAGGCCAGAAAAAATATGGAGCTACAATGATGCAAGAAATTGAAGGCCAAGAAAAAGATCTTAATCGTTTCTTGGTTGATGTGCAAGAAGAATTAATGGATGCATTATTATATATTGAAGCAGCTAAAAGATGTTTACAAGATGAGATAGAAGAGGTTGCATACAATAGGTTTACCAAAGATGTAACTAATATAAACGTAAATGAAGAAGTCTTATAAACGTAAAAGAGGACCAGTCCGAGCAAAAAAAGTAATACACGATGGTATTAAGTTTGCATCAGGACTAGAAGTATATATGTACAAAGCTTTGAAAGAAGCTAGAATCGTAGCTGAGTATGAGCCTACAAGCTATACTCTGCTTAACGGTTTTGATTACGAAGGTATATGCTTTGAAAAACAAGCTAATGGTAAAGGTGAATACAAAGATAGAGGTTGTAAAAAGATTTTACCTATAAAATACAAACCAGATTTTGTAGGTAGAGATTTTATAATTGAATGTAAGGGTAGAGCTAATGAATCATTTCCACTTAGATGGAAATTATTTAAATCATGGATAGCACAACATTCACCTAGTATAGCATTGTTTAAACCTCAAAACCAAAAAGACTGTGATGAAACTATCAAGCAGATAGAAATCATGAGAAAAAATCTTAGAACAAATGCAAAGAAAAAACAAACTAGCCTCTAAACATATAGCTAGAACTAAATACAAAGAACGTAAGATCGATACTTATATTAAATGGACAATTAATAAAAGAGGTTATTTAAAATGGAAAGATCTTATAAATATACACAATCAATATAATATAAAATGTTATGATTAAAAAACATACTTCATGGGAATTATCTACAGGATTTTTTCCAGGTATACTATTTGGCATAAGATCATACGAAGATGGTGATTATCAAGTTGATCACGTACTTTATTTAGGTTTTATAGATATTTGTTTAAGCTTTTATTACGAAGAATAATGGCAAAAATAGTATTAACAAATTACACAAGAAAAACAAAAACAAGACGACCAGGTGTCCACTCTAAAAATGCCTCAAGGGGACAAACCGGTTATAAGAAACAATATAGAGGCCAAGGACGCTAATGGGAATACCACTATTTACAGAGAGAATACCATATAAGCCTTTTGAATATCCTGAATATTACACTGAAGGTTGGTTAAAGCAAGCTCAAGCATTTTGGTTACACACTGAAATACCTATGAGCGGAGATGTTAAAGACTGGAACGAAAAACTAACTCCAGAAGAAAAAAACTTAGTAGGTAACATACTGTTAGGTTTTGCACAAACAGAATGTGCAGTGTCAGATTACTGGACACAAAATGTCGTATCATGGTTTCCAAAACATGAGATACAGCAAATGGCTATGATGTTCGGCTCACAAGAAACAATACATGCTGTAGCTTATAGTTATTTAAATGAAACACTTGGACTCGAAGATTACGAAGCTTTTCTCCATGAGCCTGCTACTGCTGCAAGGTTTGATAACCTGGTTAGTTATGGCGGGTCCGATCCTGTTGGTATTGGTAAGTCTCTTGCTACTTTTTCTGCTTTTGCTGAAGGGGTTAGTCTATATTCTGCCTTTGCTGTACTATACAGTTTTCAAATGAGAAACATGCTTAAAGGTATCGGCCAACAAATGAAATGGTCTGTAAGAGATGAATCATTACATAGCAAAATGGGTTGTCAATTATTCAGACATATGTGTTCTCAAATACCAGGATTAAAAGAAGAATGTAAGGAGCATGTATATGATGCAGCTTTAACTATGCACAATGCTGAGATGACTTACATATCTAAGTTGTTTGAAATGGGTGATATTGAAGGTATAACTGAGTATGACCTAAAACATTTTATTAAAAAACGTACAGGTGATAAACTTAAAGAATTGGGTTATAAAGCAGAAGGAAAATTTAAATTTGAATATGACCAAAAGTCAATTGATAAAATGGCTTGGTTTGATCATCTTACCGGGGGTCACACTCACACTGATTTCTTTGCTATTAGGCCGACTGACTATAGTAAAGCTAATGAAGGTGAAGATTTCGAAGACGTATGGTAAGATACAAACTGCTAAGGTTTTTAATAGAAAGAAAAAGAAGACTAAAACCTAGCGAAAGACTAGCTACCCGTATAGGTTATATGGGAGCAGGTTTTCTGGTAGCAGCACAATGGACAATAGAACCAGCTTTGTATATAGTTGGTTTTATTTGCGTTGGAGTACAAACAGCATCACGTAAGCAATGGAACTTAGTTGCTTTAAATATTAATGGCCTAACAGCTTGGCTAAAACATTTTATATCATGAAAGAAAGTAAATTAATAGAAATGCAAAATAGAATAGCTAACCTAGAAGGTATGCTAAGACAAATGATACCTGAATTACAAAAATTAAGTAATGTAGCTTTTGGTGTTTTTGAAACAATAAAACTAATGCCTGGTTATGATGAAGCTATAGAAAAATTAAAAGAACAACAAAAACAAGCTAAAGAAAAAATTGAACCAGAAAAAAAGTTTGAAACAAATGTGGAATAACGAATGGAAAAAAGGTGTTGATTACCCTGCTTGGGGTGATACTGACGTATATAAAAAAACAATTGGCGGTGGTTATCTTTTAAAAGATGAATCGCCTAAAGACGCATATCATAGAGTTTGTAATACTGTGGCAAGACGTTTAGAACGTCCTGATATGGCTGAAAAATTCTTTGAATACATTTGGTCAGGTTGGTTATGTCTTGCGTCTCCTGTGTTGTCTAATACAGGTACAGACAGGGGTTTACCGATCAGTTGTTTTGGTATAGATGTTGCTGACAGTATATACGATATAGGTAGTAAAAACCTAGAGATGATGCTACTCGCAAAGCACGGTGGTGGAGTAGGTATCGGAATTAATCAAATCAGACCCGCCAGTGCAAAAATTAAAGGAAATGGAACAAGTGATGGAGTTGTGCCTTTTTGTAAGATATACGATTCAACAATACTTGCCACTAATCAAGGATCTGTCCGACGAGGAGCTGCATCGGTTAATCTTAACATTGAACACCCCGATTTCGATGAGTGGCTCGAAATACGTGAACCTAAAGGAGACGTTAACCGTCAATCGCTCAACCTGCACCAGTGCGCTGTGGTCGGCGACAAGTTTATGCGACGAGTTGAATCAGGAGATGGAGCAGCTAGAAAACGTTGGGGAAAATTACTTCAAAAGCGTAAAGCTACTGGAGAACCTTACGTGTTATTTAAGGGGAATACAAACAAGTGTAACCCACCAGCTTACAAAAAACACGGGCTTAAAGTACACATGACAAACATATGTAGTGAAATTACATTACATACAGATGAGTCACATAGTTTTGTTTGTTGTCTATCTAGTTTAAATCTAGCTAAGTACGATGAATGGAAAGGAAGCAACTTAATACATGATGCTATATGGTTTTTAGATGGTGTATTAGAAGAGTTTATACAGAGATCCAAAGGTAAAGTTGGATTTCATAATTCTGTAAGATCTGCTGAAAAAGGTAGAGCTTTAGGATTAGGCGTTTTAGGTTGGCACACGTATCTACAAGAAAAGGGTCTACCATTTGAAGGTTTATTATCACAATATGAAACAAGAAAAATTTTCTCACAAATTAAAATCGAGTCTGAACGAGCTTCAATGTCTTTGGCTGAAGCTTTTGGAGAACCTCTTTGGTGTGTCGGTACTGGTTTTCGCAATACCCATCTTCGCGCTATCGCTCCCACTGTATCTAACAGTAAGCTTAGTGGAAACGTATCGCCAGGAATAGAACCATGGGCAGCAAATGTATTTACAGAACAAAGCGCTAAAGGTACTTTTATAAGAAAAAACCCAACATTAAAAAAAATATTACGCAAGCATAAAATAGATACTGAAAAAACATGGAATCAAATACTAAAAGACGGAGGATCAATACAGGGATTAAAAGCATTAGACAAAATTACATACGGTCCTCACGATATACCGGTCAAAGAAATTTTCAAAACTTTCAAAGAAATTAATCAGTTAGAGTTAATTAATCAAGCGGGTATAAGACAACAGTATATAGATCAAAGCGTAAGTTTAAACTTAGCTTTTCCTAGTGTTGCTACACCTAAGTGGATAAATAAAGTACATTTTGAAGCTTGGAAAAAAGGTATTAAAACCTTATACTATACTCGAACTGAGTCAGTGTTACGTGGAGATATTGCTGAACAAGCAATGGATGACGGCTGTCTTAGTTGTGACGGATAATCAACGTTCGTTGGGTTGATCACCAGCGGAGGAAATGAGTGGTTGGTGGGAGTTGATTATATAAAAAAAGGGGGCTATTTTCATAGCTCCCTTTCTTGTTACAGGAATTTTTGGGTATGGTGCCCATTTTTTTTTATTCCTAGTTAGTTTTGAGATAGTAAAAAATATATTCTATTTTGAATTTCTTCTTTTGAAGCCGTTATTTTAAAACTTAAATTTGCATTCCATCGACCTCTTGGTTTACCATCTTTATCAAGTAATATAATTATTGGCACAGATTTTATTTGAGCTCTTAAAGAAGGTGCTTGATCTTCTAATAATGCATATTGTATTTTTGCCTCTTTAATACCTCTTAAATCAAAATTATTTCTTTGATTCCACTGTGCATTTATATGCATTAAAGTATAATCCTGTGCTGTTACTAAAAAAGTGAACAACATAAATATAATTGTAATTAAATTTTTCATTGGTATATTTTATCTTCTATTTTTTCTATTGATTCTTTATTGTCTAAAATATCTTCTTTTAAACCTTCAGTAGATTTTTCTATTTGTAAAATTGTAGAACGTATCAACTCATCTTTAAGTTGAAACTCCATTTGTTTTACAAACTCCTCAGGATTTGCTTTATTTTTAAGCTCCTGTATATCACTTTGCAAAGTAAACCACATACTTGCCAAAGCTATTACTCCTCCAACAATCATTCCAATTGTTTTAAGGTCTAGTTGTACTTGAGTGTCTTCTCCAATTTTTGTTGCCATGTTTTATCTTCTGTAAATTTTATCTTCTAGTTTATCTAAACGTTTATCATGATCTTCAGCAAGCTTATCCATCATTTCTTCAAGATATAAAAGCTTTTGATCTATAACTTCATGCGACTGTTGAGGCGGTAGTTTTTTAGCCTCTTCAATACCTTGTTTGTTTAACTGAATTTGCTCAGTCAAAGTAGTATAAGTCATTGTTATAGATATTAAACCACCTACTATTAGTATAATAGTTTTTAAATCTAAACTTAAATCTGGCTTTCCATCACCGTCTATGTCTACACCTACTTCGTTTTTCATAATTTATTTTTTACCTTTTAATAATACTTCTCCAGATGGTCTTTTATCAGGATTGTCTCTTGGAACAATTTTGTTATTGTTATTGTTATTATTATTGCTTGAAGATCCATTAGATCCTTTACTAGGAGCATATATAGGTCTATTATTATGGTAGCTTGGTTGATAATAATTATTATACCAGCCGCCATAATATCTATTAGGATATGATATAACGTTGTAGTAAACGTTTGGTTTAATCATATTAATAGGTAGCCTTAACGTATCACCTTGTTCAGTGACCGCTAAAACATGTGTAATTTGTATTTTAGGTTTAACGTTGTAAGTTCCACAACTAGCAGCAGCCAGCATGGCCACCACACAAAGGGCAATTTTCCATAATTTCATATTTATTTAGTTTCGTCTTGTAATTCTAATATTTTTTTAGCTCTATCTTTTTCATACTTTAAAGCTTTAATTTGCTTTGTAGTTAAACCAAAATCTGATAAAGTTTTAACCTGCTCGTCTTTCTTTTGTTTCATAATAACTTCATATCTTTTTATGTAAACAATTTGTTCAGGTGTTTTACCTTCGTATTTTTTAGCTTCTTTTATTCTAGCGGCTTCTTCTCTTTTTAATCTAGCTCTTTCTTTTGATGCAGCAGCTCTTTCTTCTTTTGCTTCAATTTTAATTTCATCAAACTCTTCTATTTTAGCACCAACATCCCAAGCTCTATAACCTAAAGCTAAAGCTATTCTTTGTAGTGTAGAGTTTCTTTGATCCATCATTTCAGACAAAGCTAAAAATTCATTCATAGCTCTTTCTAATGGTATATTTGTTACAGCTTCTGTTGTTGAGGCTATGACATTATACTTAGGGCTTAAAATAACTCTACCTTTATATGTAACATCCCATCCCATTTTTTCAATTTGATCTGCTTGAAAATCTTCTGTCTTTAAAGCATTAGATATTTTTCTAAGTTTTGAACCTATAGGTGGTGAAAGATTTAATGCTTCTAATATTACGTTTGCATTTTCTTTTCCAAAAGCACTTTTATCTTTTTCTCTATAATAAGTGTTAATAGTGTTTTTAAGTGTAGCTACAATAGCTCCATAAACACCAGATCCTCTTAATAAAGTATCTGTCATACTATGTAATACTCTTGATTGTTTTAATTCTTTTCTTCTTTGTACGTCTTCATCTTCATCGTCTTCATCCATACCTATAAATATAGCATTTTGTAAAGCTGCAAATATTAATCCTTGAACAGCGCCGTAGTAAACCATTTTAGACATGTTAGTTTTTTGATCGCCTCTAACGTTTATAAAGTCTCTACTAGCTTTTTTAAACAACCTAGTAACCTGAGCTGGTGTATTTTGAAATGCTAAAATTAATCTACCTAATATACCCGCTTGTTGTTGAGATATAAACATAGGATCTGCTGATTGCTGACTAACTTCTGACGTTTCAGAAAAATCTTCAAAAGCTTTTTTAGAAGCTTCTTCTTCTGTTAATCCATCTTTTTTATAAGTATTTAGTCTGTTTCTATAAAATGTAGCACCACCCGATGCAATAGCAAAACTATCTGCAAGTTGCGTAGGTGTAAAACCTATTTTAAGTAAATACGAAATCATTGCTTGTGCTTTGTTTGTAGCACCTCTAACTGCGTTCGCTATTTCCGCTTCGTTAACATCACTTCTTAAACCTGCTCTTCTTTGTTTTAACTTAGGTGAGTTCCATAAAAATGCAAAATCTTTTATAAACTGAGGAAAATTGGCAAAAGCCATAGCTGCCTTTACAGGATTATTATCACTCCAATTTAAAAAATTTACAGAAGATATGGTTTGTAACAACGCAGACTTCCTGTTAAAGAACATGATAGCACCAATAGAATTATTAGTCCAGTTTAAAAAAGCATTAGTAAGTTTATCTGCGCCTGATGGCCTGTTTGTTCCAGTTCGCATACGATACAAAGAGTCTTCTATTGCAGATCGCCAATTGCTACCTAAGGATGCTTCTAGCTTATTTAAATTTTCTTTAGAAAATATAGCATCAATATTTGCATTAAACTCTTCTAAAAACTGTTGTCTACCTACGTTGTTTGTAAAGTTGTTTAAGTCAGACAATATACTCTGTACGTCCCAATACGGATCTGGCTTAGCCCACTTATTTTGTTTGCTTACAAGCAATGCGCCTTCGCCAAATAAACCTAATTCAGGGTTTTTGTTTACAAAATCATTTAATTTTTTAGCATCACGTTTAGATATACCAGGTATTTCATAACCTGCTTTTGTCCACAAACTAACTCTTATAGCTTGATCTTGTGTAAAGTCTGTACCAGGAACTATTTTACCTAAGTTCTTTTTTACATTAGGAAACTTTTTAAGTAAAGCTTTATAGTCTTGTTTAAGCGTTTGCCTATATACATCTATGTTAGCAACACCTTTTTGATATGGATCAATTAAATTCTTTTTAACCCATGCCATCTGTTGTTCACCTAATGTTCCTTTAGTATAAAGATCATACATTAAACCTTGAAAATCTTCCATAGATGGTGGAACAAACGGTCTGAACCTACCTTTTTTAGCCCCACGTCTTTTAGCAACAATATCTGAAAACACTTTTTTAGAATCAACACCTAATGTTTGTTCTATAATTTTATTAAACTGTTTATTTAACGTTTCTGGATTAGGATATGTAGGTTGATTTTGAGGTTTAGAATAATACACCTCACCATCTTGTATAACATTATCAATCTCTACAGATGCAACAACTATATCCATAGCTTGCTGTGCTAATTGTTCACTAACTGTTTTACCAGTGTCAACCATTTCATAAGTATCAAAGTTAATACCACCATTAACCGCCGCTACATTTTCATTATTATACCTTATCCACGTTGTTAAGTTTTCCATAGTAAAAAACTCTTTTGGCATACTAGATATGTAATTAAACCAAGGACCTTTAAGCTTGTCATCGTCAAGTTTTCTTAACTGACCTTGAAAATAATTTTTTTCAATAAAACTAAAGTTTTTATCTACTGTTTTGTTTTTTGCAATATAAAATAAAAACTTAGCTATATTGTTAGCTGGCATACTATGCTCTTCAACAAATAAATTACCTTTTTGTTGTGATATTAAAGAAAAGAATTTTATAGGTGCCATTCTTCTGATTATACCTTTACTCATATTACTGGTAGACGCTAAAAACCCGGCCCACATTGCCTCTGCTTCAGGATCATTTTCCATTGTTATTTCCATAACCTTAGCAAAATCTTTAAGAAAAGGCATTTTTAAAGCTTCGTTTGCTTTAAATTCATCTGAATTAAAATAATCTCTTAATTGATCCGGAGACATTTCAGCATATTTACCCCTGCTATAATTAAAGTTTGTAGGTATCTTAGGAGCTGTTTTGCTAAAAAACTCTGAAGCTTCTTTTTTTAATTGTTTAGGTGTTTTGTTTTCAATATCTTTTATACCCAAGGCCTCATACACTTCATTTAATGTTCCAAACATACTTCTTGGTCCTCCCGCTATTAAAGAAGACTCAAGCAAGTCTTGATTTAATAATGGTGCAATTTTTTTAAGCCAACGAGATCTAGCGTCTTTAAAATTATCATCTTTAATAAACCTAGGCTCTGAACTTATATAATCTTTTTCGTTAAATTTTAATTTACCTTTTTCAGCTCTTCTAGCTATAGACTTATTACTACTAGGATATTCAACTGTTGTATTTTTGAAACCATACTTTCTAAACGTTTTCATTAAATCAACTAATCTTTCAGAGGTAGCAAAAGCCTGAAGTTGATTAGCCTCTAAAATTGTCATACCATTATTGCTAAATACTAAATCTGCTTTACCAGACCTTACGTTAACTTTAGCTCTAGCTCTTGACTCTGTATCTAACTTTTCATCTATTTTTAATTGAGCTTCCGCTGCTTTTGAAGCTATATTTTTATATATAGCGTCAAACATACCTTTTAATGTTTGTGCCTCACCTTTTCTTGGTGTATAATTGGGATCAACTTTACCATCTACAATACCTAAAGGAGCTAACCACTCGTTTCTAGTTAACTGTTTAGGTTTATATTGTACATTGTTAGATATTTTTTTAGGTAATCTTGTGTAATATGCTTTTAAAAAGTTTGTTGTTAAAGCTAAACTACCTCCACCTTCTTTAACCGGTCCTTGCCTTCCTTGTCTAGTAAATACTGTTTCATTACCTTTAGGCATAGAGTTTCTAAGATTTTGATAATTTTTTATAATTTGTCTCTGTATATCTTTTAAATTGTTTACATCACTAAAATTAAAAGATTTAACAATTAATGGATTTTTAACTTTTCCGTCACGACCAGTAGTTAAAAGATTAAACATGTCAGCAAACTCATTTAATAATTTATCTGATGTTATAGGGTTTGCAAATGATACATTTTTTAATTGTTCTGGTGTAGCATTTTTTAAAGCATTATTTAAACTTTTTACAAATTTATCCTTTTTCTTGCCTTCAGGTAAAAAAGTAAGTGGATCTATTTTAGGTTCTACTACTTTAGTATCAACTGGTGTATTTGTTGAAACATCTGCTATTTGTGTAGTGCTTTCATCAATTCTAGTTGTTTTATCGCTTTCACCTTTTTTAAGTTTAGCTAAAATACCAGAATACTTTAAAGGTAATAATTGATTCATATAAGCTCCAAAGCTATCGTTCTTAGCAGGATTCCAGCTGTTTGCAAGTTCTGTTAGTTTTAAAGCATATTCTCCACTAAAATCATCAAATGTTTTTCTTAAACCTTGTTCTAAGTTTATGTTTTGTCCTGCTTGTGCAGCTTGTTTAGCAAGTGCAGTTACTCTAGGCATATTGTTAGTTATAAGAATATCTTTCATATTCTGAGTAACTAAATCTTTTAATGGAATATCTTTATTTTCTGGAAGTTTAGAAAGCTCTATAATATCATTAAATACTTTGTTGTTTTTTTCAACAATACTTTGTGTAGAGTTTGTTAAATTTAATTCACTAGCAATATTAGCATTAGCAAACCCATCTCCTTTAGAAAAAGCTGTTTCACTTTTGTTTTCAGGCCTAAACATGTTGGAAGGTGTAAGCGTTGTAATATTTAGGTTTTGTGAAGCGGCTTTAATATCTTCCTTACTTAGTGTACCGTTTTTAATTTTCTTACCTAATTCAGTGACAAAAGTGTTTATATCTTTTTCACCTTTAAAATCAAAATTATATTTTTTATTAAAAACTTTTTGTACAATAGATCCAAACATACCTTTTATAGTATTATTGTTACCTACTTTACCATCAGCAGCAAACTCTAAAAAATTCATTATAACTTCTTGAGATAATAACCTTCCGTCTGCACCTCTTTCTACAGAGTTAACAAACTCTTCGTATATATCAGGATTAGAATTTTGTATGTCAGAAAGCAATTGATCAGCTATAGGTTTAAAAGCTTGTTCGTTGTTTTTAAGTATTTGCCAAAAAACTTTATGACCAATTTCATGAACAGCTGTATTTTTCTTTTGGTTAGCAACTTGATTATCTACAATAACATTTGTTCTTCCGTTTTTACTTGTCCATCCATTAGCCCCGTCCATTATATTAACCCGAGCTTCAGCTTTTTCTTCATCAGTTAAGTTATCTGCTTCAATACCAACTAAAGCATCTTTTACGGTAGGATATTCTGTTAATAGTTCACCATTTTTTCCAGCCTGAGCATTCATTTCTATTACTTTTCTTCTTAAATAAACCTCGTAACCCTGTCTTTTTATTTGCTCTGGAGTAGGTTCTTTACCATCAAGTTTTCCTTCTAATTGACTAGTAGCTTCTTCTATAATGCTGTTATACTCTTCAGCATCAGTTTTTTGTAATAAAGCAAATTCAGGTCTATATTTCATTAAATTATTTCCCTGTAAAGATGATGCTTTTAATTGTTCAATAGCGTTGTATTCGGCTTCCATTTTAGCTAAAGTAACTTTTTTGTAACCATCAGAAAGTTCTTTAGATTCAACAACAGTTCTAGCGTCAGCCTGTAATTGAGATTGCATATCAATTAAATTAATAAATCTTGAAGCAAAACCTTCTCTAATATTATTATTAGACATTTCAGCAGATTTCTCTATTTCAATCTTTAATTCTCTTCGCGCATCTTTTATTTGATTTTCTATAATTTTAGCTTCCTTAGTTCTTTTATCTAATTTGTTATATTCGGTACCTAACGAGTTAAGTTCTTGTTGCTTTGTTCTTATTTTTTGTCTTTGATCAAAACTAGAAAAATTAGACTGATATGTGCCTACAGCTAAAGAAGAAGATCCCATCATTAAACTTATAGAAAATCCTGAAAAACCTGCGTGATCCATATTTTCTAAAAAAGGTTTACCATCAATTAAATTTTGTGAACCTTGAGTTAAAGATTCTGCACCCCATTCTAACAATGGATCATAAACAATAGCTCTTTTCCAATTATCTTTAATCCACTCTTTGCTTCCTTGTTGTAGCAATTCACTACCGGTACTTCCTTTAAACCTGTTCTTAAACCTTCTAAGTATAGGAACGGTGCTAACTTGAGCAAATACCCCCTCAGCTAATCCATAAGCGGCTGGCATCCATATCATATCCGCCATATCATAATCGCTATCGCCCATGTAATTGCTGAATTTCATGTCACCAAATTTTCCACTAGCACCCATTACATAAGCAGCAGGCGCTCCTCCTACCGCCATACTTAACAGTATAGGTAGTTGAACAAAAGATTCTTCTAGTAAAAATTTACCAAAACTCATAGGACTAGTAAATGCATCGTCAAACTCTACTTTGTCTCTTAGTCTATTTTGTAAAGCAATAGTTGTGTCTTTAAATCCAAAATAAAGTTTATCTAGCTCTCTATCAATATCATTGTCAACACCCATTTGTATTGGGTTGCCAAATCTATTATATTTTAACGATGTATTTAGAAGTTTAGAGGTTAAGTAGCCCGCGCTAGCTAAAAGATCAGCGCCTGTTAATCCAGCTGTTGTTATATTAGCTTTTAAATCATCATAACTTTTAGAAGCTATATCGTTTATTAAATCAGCTTCTTTTAAGTCCATTATTAAATCAGTTCTTTTTTCAACCTCTTTATCATAAGCTACTTTTCTTGCGTTATAATTGTTAAAAAGTTGTTTTTGTAAATTTAAAAGTGTACGCGTTGTTTTAACCCCGTTAGTTAAAGTTACTTCTTCCAATTCATCTGGGCTTCCTGCGGCTACAAATTCTTTTTGAGTTGTTATATCCCATTTAGTATTAACACCTTCTCCTTGCATAACCGCCCCTATAAAACCAACTTCAGGCTTTTCAATACCTAAACTTTCTGCTTTTTCTTCAAATAATTTAATATCTTTAGGATTAGTATTTTTTCCACTTAATATATCACCACCTAATTTTAATGTGTTATGAGTTTTATCTTGATCGTTTGTATAGATTTTTAATGTAGCATTACTATCATCTATATCATTTTCAACAGCTTTTGCTAATAATAAACTTCCTATAAAGTCATCGGATTGTTGATCTAAACCTTTATTAGATCTATCAGCATAAAAAAGTTTTTTAGCTTTAGTTATAGCTTCAACCTTTAAAATATCTCTAACGTTTTCTCTAGCTTGTTTTATTATATCTTCTTCACTAGCAGCTGGTAATTCTCCCGCCGATATTTTTTGATTTATAACACTTATTTCTTCATCAATTTCAGATTTATATGGTATTTCTACACCAACATCAAATTTAGATATAATACCTCTTACGGTTCCTGTTTTAGGTCTAAACAAATCAGGGCTATCATATTCTTTATTTATTTTATTTACAACCCTACTATTTTTAAAATCTTCTTCTATTTTTTGTTGAGCTTTTATTTTTTCGTTTCTAATACCTAAAAACTTTAATAACTCTTCATTATCTAACTCTACATTTTCATCTAAAAAAGTAGATAAAATACTCATGTTATTTTCTATATTGCTAGAATCAGGAATATTAATAGAGCTACCAAAATCAATATTATCAGATTTAACTATATCTCCGTTTTTATTTTTATAACTTAAAATAACAGTATCATCATATTCACTTCCTGAATGCTCTACATTAAGACCTTCTATACCTTCAAATAAGTTTTCTAAATTATCTTTTCCTTCTACAGATCCAACCCCAAAAAACCCATTATCAATAGTTTTGTCTTCACTTATTTCAAAAGTAGTTTTTTTACTAAAGTCTATAGCTTTAAAAAAGTTTTTTAATTTACCACCAAAACCAGAACCTTCTCCTATTTTATAATTAGGATCAAGCCTCACGTAATCAACATCAGCAACCTCTTTGTCTCCACTAATAACATTTATGTTTATAGGATCAAGAATAGTTTTGGATATTGACTTATTCTTCTCCACACAGTCTTTATACTCTTGGGAATTTTTATCTTTTATCTCCTCACAATTTGCC